GTCATCAGGCTCTTCTGGCACATCTGGCTCATCTGGTTCGAGTGGTTCAAGCGGGTCATCAGGCTCTTCTGGTACATCTGGCTCATCTGGTTCGAGTGGTTCAAGCGGGTCATCAGGCTCTTCTGGCTCATCTGGTTCGAGCGGTTCGTCAGGCTCTTCTGGTACTTCTGGCACATCCGGTAGGTCAGGATCTTCTGGTACATCAGGATCTTCTGGCTCTTCAGGTTCAAGTGGTTCATCAGGGTCTTCTGGCTCAAGCGGATCATCAGGTTCGAGTGGTACATCAGGCACATCCGGTAGGTCAGGATCTTCTGGTACATCAGGATCTTCTGGCTCTTCAGGTTCAAGTGGTTCATCAGGGTCTTCTGGCTCAAGCGGATCATCAGGTTCGAGTGGAACATCAGGTACATCCGGTAGGTCGGGATCTTCTGGTACATCAGGATCTTCTGGCTCTTCAGGTTCAAGTGGTTCATCAGGGTCTTCTGGCTCAAGCGGATCATCAGGTTCGAGTGGAACATCTGGCACTTCGGGAACATCACCAGCACTTACAGGTATAACCTCAATATACCCAATTTCAACAGGAACAACAGGCTCTGCGGGTTGGGGTATGATAACCAGATTTACTGCTGGTGAATCATTAGCGTTTGGTGATGTTGTATATATTGACGCAACACTTGGTCAATTTAAAAAAGCTGACGCAGATACGGGCTCTACAGCTCCTGCAATAGCTTTATGTCTTGAAACAAGCTTAAGTAGTGGTGCAGCAGGAAACTTTTTGATGCACGGGTTTGTAACAAAAGTGTCTTCAGGTGTTGGAGCATATGGTGGTCCTAATACTATTTGGTATTTAAGTACTACAGCAGGAAATATAACTACAACACCGCCATCAGCCAAAGATGACGTAGTACAGATAATTGGCGTAGCTTTAAGTGAATATACATTATATTTCCATCCACAATTAGTTTTCACTATATTATCATAAAAAAAATGTGGCAGTTAATTCTGCCACATTTTTTTTTATTTGTAAGATTTTTCTTCAACAAATAATGAGTTATATTTTATATTTATTTCTTTTTTTATAACGGATCTTTTGTCGTTTGTAATATAAACTTTTCTAGCTAAATCGATAAACTCATCATCGAATGATTTATCGATTTCTTTTTTTCGTATATGATCTTCAATATCCCACAAGCTTTTATTAATAATTAAAAGATTATAATAATCGTCATCACTGATTTTAAGCTCATTGAATACAATATCATGTAAATAACTAAATTCATTATTTACGTTATACAATTTATTAACATCGGATATATTTTCTTTTTTTATTTGTAAAATAGATAACTTATCTACAATTTCTCCAATTGATACCTCAATTTTCATACTTAAATATGTCTTTTTTTATTCTTTGAAACACCATATCTGGCGTTATAGATTTATGGCATTCAAATTGCCTAGGAGTATTTTTATGTTCTGGACACCAGTTCCAATCTGATTTGTCGAATTTAAATAATGGGTTATTCCAACAACTGTTACATACTGATTTATTAATAATTCTAGTACAATTTGATTTAAATTCTTGGTCCTCATCCGTGAAATTAGCGATCATAACAACATGTTTATCTAATGCCCAAGCAAGCCATGATAGACCGCTAGATAAACCGATTAAAAACTCACTATGATGAATCACATTCATAGTATTTTCTATTGATGTATCGGATAAGTTTATAACCCCATTAATTTTAGACGCTTCTTTTGAGACAGAGATAACTTTATATCCGCAATTTTGAAGATACTCACAAAGTATTTCCCAACCTCTAGGATAATTCCAATATTTTAGTTGGGCTGTAGAATCTGTTGCTATGGTAACGTATCTAGATTCAATAGGTCTTTTCCCCGGATTAAATTTAATCCTTGGAGAAATTTCATGGTAATTTAATCCTAAAATGTTTGTTGCCACCTTTTGCAAGGGTATTATTTGAGGGTTTTCTGGGGCACTATTATTATCATAATAATATCCTATGTTATACATCGCGTATAAGTCATAAACAATATCACCAGGAGTTACGAACTCAATTTCAGGGTAAACATCAACAAATAATTTATTCCAAAATGTTGATACAATCAAATAACAATTGTGTTTTTTCTTAAATTCTAAGCAATATGGCATCCAAGCAATTGTATCGCCTAACGAGTTACTATCGAATGCGATATAAACTCTTTCATTTTTTAATGATAATGTTTTTGAATATATAATTTTATCATCAATAGATACATTAGTTTTCCATTTTGTATAATATTTTCGGTTAAGTCTTATCCAAGTATTTGTGGTGATATTTTCAGAATAAACAAGTGTGTTATTTTCATCAATAAATTCTACGTGATATGTGTTATTATCCTTTCCTTTTATTTCAAAATAAGGTTGACCAACAAATGATTGAGCTATATCTAATTTATATTTGGATTCTTTGTTTTTTAAATTTAGATATAAATTAACATGTTTTTCCGCAAAAGAATTCTGTTCATTAGTTGCTGTATATGAAAATAATTTTGAATTTACAATTTTTTCTAATTTATTTTTTGTGTCTAAAATATTATCATCTATTGGTATAATATATTGTGAGTATGTGTCTAAATAAACATTTAGATCTCTTGCTAATATTTTCAATCCAAAAGATATAGCTTCTTTTAGAGTTATTGGGTTACACTCAAATGTTGAGTTAAATATTAAAACATCAGAAGCTGCCATAAATGCATGAACGTCATTTCTTTCACCCCATACAGTTATGTTCTTAGGTAAATTTTCAACAATTGGGCCCCAATAGTCTTCAAAATTAGGTGCTAAGGAACCAATAGCATGAAAATGTAAATTGTTATTGTTTTCAAACAATTTTGCAATTTCTACGAATTCTTTTTGATTTTTACCTGGTGTCCAAATACCGACATTTAATACGTGTCTTACTTCAGGATCTAAATTTAAACTTAATTGCGCTTTTAATTTTTCAGCTTTTGTTTTTTTGAAATTTTCAATCGGATATTCAATTAACTCTAAAATTTCTTTTTCATCAGCAAAAGTTACATTTTTATGATATTTTGAGCATAAAGCATATGCGTCAGGATGAAATTCTTTTGATTGTTTAGGATTAAATACAACATTATGGCATGTTTCGACAATATTCCAAGATCTGTCCTCAGAATATAGTAGGTTAATTAAATCTCTTGGCACAGGATTAAATGAGTCAAAGCCTTCAATTGGTTCATCAATATGTACTACGTCTATATTATTATATTTAATAATATCCAATAACTTGTATTTATTATCAATAGGTTCACCTAAATATCCTAAGGAATAAAACTTATCAGAATCGATCATAGTTTTTATCATATCTTTTTGCACTGAAAATGCATCGCCATAATTTGTATATTCAACAACAAAAATATTAAATTCGTCATTATAGTATTTTTTTATGGCCTCAATTCTTTTTAGTAGAAAAGCTGGCATACCACCTGTTGATAAATGAGGGGCTAAATACAATATATTTGTTTTTTTTCCGCTATCTCGGTTTTTTATTTCATCAATTTTATTTATCATATCCATAATAATATTTGGTCTTTTTTCACCATGTATAAAATACACAGAATTTTTCTGGGGAGGTAGTTTAAACCATTCTTGTATTTCGTTTTCAATACCTAAATAATTTTTGTTATCATTGATAATATCAATTCTATCTAACGATCCGTTAACATATATTAAAGGCAAACCCTTATCTATTTTATATTTCCATAATAAGCAGTTTAATACGGTTTCTTCGTTATAAGGGGCATAAATTGCATGGTTCCTAAATATTATATCCATTCCGCAAGTAATATACCATTCATTTAAAAATGGTATACTCTTCTGGCCTGATATATAATAACCAGATTGCCTATAACTTGTATTTAGCCTAAATGATTGATCAATATTCAATAATTCGCATAATTTGTGTTCAACGGTATTTTCTAAACCGTCTTCATGACCAATTTCGTTATATGCTAAAAAATCATAAATGCCTTTGGTAAAATAAGGAATATTTTCATTTTCTGGATATAAATCAAAAAAAATGTCAATATTGTTGAATATAACTGAGTCGGCATCAATAAAGAATACTGTTTTAGCATAATTTTCTAAGGCATGTATTGTTATAAATGGTTTTTGGATTAATATTGAATATATGTGAGGGTTTTCTCTTTTAATATAAAAATTAGATTCATCCAATCCTTTAATGTATAAATCATCATTATTTTTATGCCTTAAATGTATATTATACATTACTTCACAATATACGTCATTATTAGATGTTTCAAATTTTTTATTTATAGAATAAACTATTATCGGTAATTTAGAGAACTTCCTAATACTAGTTATAGTACATTCTATTACTGGAAAATAATTTTCGGTTGCATACAAAATATACGCTTTATCAAATTTAAGTTTATTATTCATATGATTTTCATAATTGTTTCGTAAACATCAATTACCGATGGGTGGCATTCAAATTCAGGTTTATTTTCTAAGCAGCCAATTAATGGGGGAACACCATGTATTGTACCCCATTCTCTAACACCATATTTCATGTCTGAAGCACAAAATATTCCACAAGGACCTGAGATATAATGGTATTTGTAATCTTGTGACATATATCTATATGGGGCTCTAAATTCGTTATTTATGGAGCTTCCGAGTTGAATTATTTCGGCATCTGTTGTTCCTGCTAAATGCAGCAGTCCTGAATCCATTGTTACAAAACAAGAAGATTTATCAATTAAGTGCCAGGTTTGCGATATATTACTTTTGTTTGATAAATCTAAAACCAAGTCTTGTTTTATGCTAAATATTTTTTTTGTAATGTGAAAAAATCCATATTCCTCGGTGTTTTTACCTGTAATAACAACATTTATATTATTTCCGCATAATAAATTAACAAGATCGGCCCATTTGTCTTTATCCCAGGTTCTTGAGGGCCAATTTTCTGCGGGATGGATTAAAACGAATTTTTCTGGTAGTCCATCAATTGGTATATATTCATCGGGTTCATATTCTGTATACAAATCATCTTCAGATAATTGAAAGCCAAGCGTCATAGCATGATATTGTCTTATATCACATACATTACTTTTAAATTCAACACCAAACTCATTTTTCTTACCAACATTATTGAATGATGAATGATATATCTGTGTTGATTTTACATTTTCTATATTAATTGCATTTACATAATAAGCTTTTTCAACATTTCTGTTATTATGGAATAACTCAGGATAATTCGTTATGACATATATTTTGGAACCATATGATTCTTTTAATTTCCTAATAACAGGGGTTGCTGATAGCGTATCACCTAAGCCTTTTGCTTCGGATAAATCTAGGAATACTTTTTTCATTTTTTGTTAAAAAAATAATGTTTTTTAATTCAAAATTAAATAAATTAGCTTATTATTTTTCATTGATTTTATCAAAAAAATTAAATTCTAGTTATTTATAGTATAAAACATTATTCATGGCTTGTCTATCTGGTGTAACTAATTCTAGCTCCTGGCAATATACAGATTGTTGCGGTTATTTCCAAAGCGGATCTACTATTGGTACACCAATTTGTTTAAATGACGATTACTCATATTCTGGAATAACATTAACTGACATGAGTTGTAGTCCAGCCTGTGCTAGTTATCAATACAATTTTACGGATTGTTGTGATAGTGGCATAACATTTACAGTTAGTGGTATTCCGGCACAATTAGTTTCTAACTTTTATCACGTTACTGTTTCAGGATATACTGGTTGCACCTATATAGATAATTTAGGTGGAGGAACAGTATATGATGGGACAACAGGTATATTTGTCCAGCAAGTTAGTTGTGAAGGCTGCATAACATGCCCTACACCTACACCAACACAAACGCCTACACCTACACCATCACCAACACCGACACCTACGTATATAGGGCCTGAATGTCCGATTAACCAATATTGCTTAGATACTAATAATTATTTTGATAATGATGGGACCTATAATAAAGTTGGTAACTATAATGGATATGCGTATTATACTGGGGGTACAGATCAAATAGGGTATTTATATAATACAGGGTATAAATGGTGTTTATCTGATAGTTTGGGTGGAGATTGTTTTTTATTTGGTAAAGTTCCTTGTTACGAAAATTGCCCAGACATTTCATTATCTGAATTAACAGAAGGAGTTTGTGTTGTAACACCAACGCCAACACCTGCAATATGCGACGATTTTGATTTTAATGCGTATTTTAATTGTGAGATAATAACACCAACACCAACAGCAACAATAAGCCCTACACCGACATCTACTCCAACACCAACACCGACACCAACGCCGACATCTGATTGTTCGTTATCTAGTATTTCTTTAAGTGCTACAACATTACCTACACCAACACCTAGTGCGACACCTACGGCAACACCAATAACGGGTTATAGCGTTTGCTTTAGTGGTGATGTAACATATACTTTAGTTGATGATACATTTACAGATACTAAAACAAAAAAACTAGTTGATTGTATATCAGGAGACACATACTATGTTGTTGACTCATTGGTATTTTCAGGATTATCAATTGAGACTGGAGTTACATTTAATTGTGTAATAAATGGCGTTTCAAAATGTGTAACATACGAGTCATTATCAAGTAATTCGTCAAATGCTATCCTCAATGACATAATATGGGTTTTAGGTCCAGGTTGTGATAACTGTTCAATAACTCCAACGCCAACACCTACACCGACAATAACACCAACAAGCACGATATCACCAACACCTACATTATCTCCAACGGCAACAGGCCCAACTTCGACACCTGCTCCGGCACCAACAAGCACTCCTACGAATACACCGACTTCAACACCAACACCAACACCGACAGACGTTATCCCAACATTATATTTAACAATGGACAATATATCTAGTTCATCGTTCCCAATATTTGTTGCGGAACTAAATACACCTATAACAGGTAACTTAACAGTTTCAACAGTTTTTGGTGATGGTTATGATGATATAGGTTGTACATCAGGTGTTGCTGGTGCTCAATATAATAATCTGAGCAGTCTAGTAACATTTAACACTGGTAATTCTGGGATAGTATCTTTAACTCCAGACACTAAAACAGGTTATTGGAATTCAGGAGGAGGAGGCACTCCGATTAGATACACATTATATAATGTAAAAATAAATGGAACATCCATACCGTCTAGTGGGTCAACAATATTAATAGGATCTACTGTTGTGACAATAGTTTGGGGAACATGTGTAAGTTAAAATAATATGAAAGAGATAACTATTACAGACTTAATCGGAACACAACCATACACAGTATATATTTGTGACAATACATATAACATGTGTGCATACGTTACAACAATAAATGATGCTGACATACCATATTCTTTTTTAGTTCCAGAACCATACAATAATTTAAGTGAAGTTGGTATCCGGGTATTAGATGGGAATAATTGTGTGATAAAATCTTTAATTGTAATATAAATTATATGAATTTAAGTAGCTATGTTACAGGATGCTGTGATAATCAAATATATAAAATAAAATCAGGAACAAAATACACTGTTGGTAATTTATTAATCAGCAAGCCAATTAATTTTTGTTACAAAGTTATTGAAGAGCCAGATATTAAGGTATATTTTACCATTCTAAATGATGATATACCTTTGGTTGATGCTGGATCTGGTATGACATGTTCATATTCAGGATGCTTGCCATGTCCAGGGCCAGAGCCAACGCCATTACCTCCACCTCCGATACCAGGGGTTTCATATAACGAATGTGAACCAATAACATTATTTCCATTAGGTGCTCAGTGTATTGCAATAAATCCTGACGTTAATAGTCCTAATAGTGGAATATTATCTTTAGCAATAACTGGGGGTACAGCACCATATTATGTTGTATGGTCATTACCTAATAATACCACAGCTACTGGTACAACAATATATAACTTGAGTGCAGGTACATATAATGCCACAATTACTGATAAATATTATGACTTTATAACAACCGTTAGCTGCGAATTAATAGAACCATTAGATTGTATTTTTTCTGGCTCTGTTAGTGAACTTAACTATTTGTTATTAGGTAGCGGAACAACTATCTTGTCATCATGTTCTGGTGAAACAAAAGAATACTGGTCAACAGTTTCACAAATATTTGAAATGCAAAGTGGGGATATCATTTATTATGATTATGAATTAACAATGCCTGTAGTTGAAGGGTATTATTCAAACGGTATTTATTGGATACAAACAAATTCTTTGGGGTCTGTTTTAAATATTGGCACTTGTTCAATACCAACAATATCTCCTAGCCCGACACCAACATCAACACCAACACCTACAGTTAGTCCTACTCCGACATCAACACCAACACCTACGCCAACTCCGACACCATAATATGAATAGGATATTTAATATAACAATAACAGCAGGAACTCCTGACGGAACTTTTTCGGTGTATTATGATAATATATCATCTAGTAGTTTGGCTACTAAATATTTAACAACAGAATTTGCTACAGGATTAACTTTTTCGGAGTTAATAACAGGGGTTTTAGTTGTAGTCCCAGATACAAGTAAAAAAATATTATTATATAACAATTTATGTGGCTTGTATAATACAATAAACATTTCAGATCCAATTAAAACATATCCTTGTTTTTGTTTATCAATTACAAATTCAAGAACAAATACGCTTAAAAGATATACATTTTGTTATAACGGCAACTCTTATAATGGTAAACCTGAGTATTTTACGACAATAAATCTGATAAACTATTATGCCAGATGGAATTTTATAAATCAATATTGGGAGCTAGACCCAATACCTGATTATCCTAGCTTAATTATACGAAGCTCAGACCCGAAAGATACCCCATTGACAGGATGGTTTGTCTTTGGTAATAACGCTCAATTTTTTAGTTGTAAATCAACAGAGGGTCAATGTCAAAGTGCAGATAAGACATATAGTATAAAGTGTAATTTTAATAGTCCATCATGTGTAAACGAAAATGATGGGTCAATAACTTCGGTGGCAACTGGTGGTAATCCTCCTTGGCAATATTCTTTAGATAATGTTAATTTTATTAATGTTGGGATATTTAATGGGTTATTTTCTGGGGCATATACAGTCTATGCTAAAGATTCATCAGGTAATACAACTAGTTGTGACGTTACACTATCACCATCTCAACCAAAAACTTATGAATTACCGATGGTTGTTACTGCTGGCCCGGATAGAGTTGGTACAACTATAAATGACTTAACAAAATACAAAATCGACTTTACTATTGATACATCATTATTGCCTGTAGGTGTTAATATTGAGTTTGATTATGTTGTAACATACACTAAAACCTATTCTGAGCCTGGAACAGTTAGTTTTATAACAACAGGGCATAGTATTAGTGTGAATAATATTCAAAAAACAATGTCAATAATAGATAGTGGGCCATTCATCAATATATCTACGTCACAATGTAATCCGATACATGATGTATATGCTGCATATGATATATATTCTGCTACAGCCATAACAGGTAATAACACATCAAATATTGTTGGTTACATTGAATATACAATAGATATTGATCCTGGCTTCACATTCGATCCATTATGTTATACAAGAGGTACGGTTGGGATAAATGCTTATTTGTCAAATATTACGGTGGATAATGATTGTGTTATAATTCAACCAACAACAATAATTGAGAGTACCACGCAAATACCTCAACAAATACCGCAGCAAGACCCTAATAACCCACCTAGTGGCTAATAATTTACATTAAATAGGATATTTATCGTTATGGCATATATAATAAAAAATACATCAGGTCTATTAAATACAAGGTTTACAGATACCGGTAGATTAAAGCTATCTAAAGGTAAACTAGATATTCGTTATTTCCAAATTGGGGATAGTGAAGTGCTATATAATCAGATACCAGGTTATAATCAAACAAACAATAATATAATAGAGGCCGCATATAATGCTCAAAATTCTAGTCAGAATCCAGAGACAAATAAAATGCATATAAAATATCCATATTATGTATCTGGTTCATCTGGCAATACATATGGTTTAGCGTTTGAGGACTCACAAATTTATTCGGTATTCAACACAGCAGCACCAAGAGGCTTTTTTAGTGGTTCGGCTAATTCATGGACGGCAAAAACTTCTTCAGCATACACTATTAGTTCTAATTACATTTTGGACCTTTGTTCAAATAGTGGTAATACTATAACATTAACAGACGATTTTTGTTCTACAACAACAGGAGTAACATTTTCCGGTCATTTTGCTACGATTTATTATGATGGGGTTGGTTCATGTAATAGTGGGTTAACTGCAAACTTTCCAATTTTAACTTATAAAATACAATCAGTATCAGGTAATACACTAACTTTGGATAGGAATATACCTAATTATTCTGAGTCGGGTTGTTGTGGAACGGCTAGAGTATTAATATACCCTTCAGGTATGACTGAGTTATATGATTACAATACGCCTGAAGGATACTGGCCACCTGATGTTATTAACTTTGAATCTATTTGTGATTTAGGTAACACCGATGTTAAAATTTGGAATATGAATATTCCTTGGTCAGTAAGTCCGGCAGGTGTGGTTTCTACTTTGAATGAAGATTTCACAAAATATAATTCACGAACATATCTTGGTAGTAAAGAATATTTTGGCTATCAAGAACTAAGCGGTCAAACATTTTGGGTTTCACCTGCATTAACTGCTGAAACAACAGATACTTATTATTTTAATTCATATCAAAAACCTGTTTATCAAAATCCTAATGAGCAAAAGGCTATTGCTATAGTTCATTATACAAACAATGCTATTGATAGTTTTTATGGTGAAAAATTTGCGTTAAGACCATTCGATCCGCAAAGTTTAGAGACGACTGGTTTTGCTAGAAACTTTAAAGTTTCAATACCTTGGCTAATGTGGCATAAGTCATCTACCGGTCAAATGGGGGAGACTTTTTATGTTGATCCGGATGTTGGGGTTCAGGGATTATTCCAAGTCAAATATATGAAATCTGCTGTGGATAATGATATGAATAATCCAGGGCTAAGATACTATCATTTGTGGGATACACATGTAAATAACTTAGGTACACCAAATAGAGTAGGAAAAGTATTTCCTGATATAAAAACTATTGTGTTTGACGATGACGAAATCGTAGCAGCCTTATCGTATAAATCAAATAGAAACTGGACATTACCTGCACCATCTTTGTCTTTGGTTGCCCCCAATTTGTGTGATGCTGACGTTGATGACTTTGGTGTTATAGGTAATAACCAAGAGTACATGTATATTACGTATAGATTTAATTCAACATTTGGATTTACTGACTCATTGCATTGTAATTATTATTCTAAAGTGCAAGGTCCTAGTGATGAGTGTAATCAAGACAGGCAAAACGTTGCTATTAAATTTGGTGAGGAATTTCCTTTTATGAATTCTGGTTGCACTTGTTTTAGTGGATTTAATGCGAATGAATTTATGGTATTAGCTCAGTTGGTTTCTGGTTCTACAACACAACCTTCGCCTGGAGCTTGGAAAAAAATTGATTTTACTTATAGGGTGAGCGGTGATACTTGCAATGGAGCAATTTCGCCTTCTGCTATGACATCAAATACATTCATTATTAGCTACGATATGTATAATAATGCCGATACATATGATTTAGCAGATTATTTACCTTTACCAGAACCATCAGGGCAAGAAGATCTTTTGAATTTTGGTGAGGAGTATTTTTTTTATGGAAATATCGAGACAGATATTGAGGCAACTATTTATGAAATGAGGTTTTTATGTAATTTAGTTTCAACACAATTTACAAACACAACTAACCCAACATGGGTTCCAGGAACAAATAGTTTTATAACTGAAGTTGGTTTGTTTGATGTCGATAAAGATTTGGTTGTAATAACAAAGTTGCAGTCACCTATACAAAGGCAAGGTACTCAGCAATTTGCAGTAAGATTGGATTTTTAATAATTCACAATTACAACATATTTAACTATTATTGTATCAATAATTTATTATATGAGTGAAACTATTGTAAATAACCCAAAAATTCTAGGATTGGACGTTTCAACTAAAACTATTGGGATCGCATTATTTGATATTGCGACTAAAGAATTATTAGAATTAACGCATGTATCCCCCAGGCCAAAACCTGAAGTTGGAAATAAACTGGAAGAACTAATATTAAAATCTAATATGTTTAGATCAAAGTTAGAAGCGTATTCTAGTTTAAATATCACACATGTTGTTATTGAAGAGCCGTTATTGAACTCTAATAATGCATATACAATAGGTACGCTACTTAGGTTTAACACTCTAATATTTAGAGAGGTTTATGAAGTATTAGGTATTGTTCCTGATTTTATCACAACATATGAATCCAGGAAAAATGCCTTTCCTGAACTTTTACAGAAAAATGATAAGGGTAAAAATGTCTTGTTTGGTGGGTATCCAAAGGATGTTGATAAAAAAATGGTAATATGGGAATTAGTCTCTAAACGTGAACCGCAAATTCAATGGTTATTTACTAAAAATAATACGTTGAAAAAAGAAAATTTCGATAGTACTGATGCGTATTGTTGTGCGTTAGGGTTCCTAAAAAAGGAAGGCATTTGGAGTTAAATTTATTTCTTGTTTTTTTTATTGAAATTAATTTATTACCTTTGTTCTATGGAAGAGCATGATGTAATAATAACCTTGTTGGATGATCTGTTGGGTCAGCATAAAGCTCACTATCCCAACAAATCCCAGATATCATATGATTGTCCAAATTGTTCAGAATTAAAAGGATTAGAATCTGGGGATGGGAAAGGCAACCTAGAAATATCGTATTCTAAACATTTATTTCACTGCTGGTCTTGTGGGGATTATAGCAAAATGCATGGTCCTCTGGGTAAGCTATTTGAATTATATGGTGATAAAAGGCTAAAAAAACTTTACAATTTAATAAGACCGAAAGATTCGGAACAAGTTACGCATTTTAGGAAGAAAATAAAACTACCTGAAGATTTCGTGTTATTAAGTGAATCAAATAAACGGTATCCTCCGTATCTTGAGGCTATAAATTATTTGAAGTCTAGAGGTATTACAGAAGAAATAATAAACAAATATAAAATAGGTTTTGCGGCCAAAGGAGATTACAAAGGTAGAATTATAGTACCGTCATACGATAGTAACAATGAATTAAATTATTATATTGGAAGATCTTGGAACACAAAATCACGAGCAAAATATAAAAATCCTGAGGCTGAAAAGGAGTTGATTATTTTTAATGAACACCTTATTAATTGGTCCGATGATATTTTTTTAGTTGAGGGGGTGTTCGACTCTTTTTTTCTAAACAATAGCATTCCCTTGTTAGGTAAACATTTACCAAATATTCTTTTTGAAGCATTATATAACAAGGCAAAGGGTAATATTACTATATGCCTCGATGGAGATGCTTTTGATAACGCACTAAAACTATATCATGAGCTAAATGGGGGGGTATTATACGGTAAGATTAGGGTTTTAAAACTACCGGCAGATAAAGATGTCTGCGATTTGAGGGGAAAAATAAACGAATATTATTATGAAATAAAATAAATGATGAATATAAATGACACGGCTAATGAGCTTAGAAAAGTTTTTGAAACAAAAAGAGAGGAACTTTCACTAAAGTTTTTTGAAGATACACACATCTACCATATGATAGATTCTAATGGTAATATACGTGATAATTATCCTTCCGTTACTAAAGTTATTAAAAAATTTTATGACGAGTTTGATGCCGAACAAATTTCTGAACAAATATCAAAAGGTAATACACAGAAAAAGAATGAACTATTACTTAAATGGAAAGAATCAGGAGATAAAGCTGTCAATCTTGGTAATCGTGTACATTATTTTTTAGAGCAAACTTCTGTAGATCTTTTTAATTTAAGAAAAACTCTTAGAGAACCTGTTTTTGAATGTGATAGATACCAGTTATTAGCTAGTGATAAAATGATATCCGCCGGTAACAAATATCTTAAACTTATGAAAGAACGTGGTGGTATATTATTGGATACTGAGATGGTAATAGGTCATCCTGAATTGGGGTACGTTGGTCAACCAGATAAAGTATGGTTATTTGAATCTAAATCTAGAGGTGAAATTGGAATTGCTATCACAGACTGGAAAACGAATCAATCTAAGAATTTTGTTCCTAACAAATATACTAAAAAGTTAAAACCACCTTTTGACGATATAGACGATACTGCTTTAGGGCACTATTATTTACAGTTGCCATTATATGGGAAATTGCTTCTAAAAATGCTTGAAGGAACTGAATTTGAAAATACAAAATTATTAGGTTGCATTGTGGTTCATTTGAATGAGGACTCAATGTATTCTGAGTATAGGGTTCCTCAAAACATAACAAATCGTGTTTTACAATACGATTTTAAATTACACAAAATTTGACAATAAACTAAAAATAAATTAAAATTACTATGGATTCAAAAATTGATTTAAGATCACAACCTAATATATCTTGCGAAAAATGCGGATCGAAACTCTTCAAAGAAGCTTTTATACTGAAAAAAGTGTCTAGGATTATGCTTGGGGAGAGTCAAGATGCTATTGCACCTATTAGCGTTTATTGTTGTAATCAATGCAACCACATAAATAAAGAATTTAATATTTTTGACACACAAGAATCTAATGATAAAGAAAATAATTCACTTCTCGGACTTACACCTTAAAATATATAAAGATCACGAATTATATCGTTTATTATTAAATAAAGCCTTTTCTGAGTGGCGTGGACATAATCCTGATAGAATTGTTTTTTCTGGTGACTTGGTTCATTCTAAAAACCAAATGTCACCAGAATTGATAGACATGATTGCTTGGGTATTGGTGGAATGTTCTAAAATATGTAAAACAATTATCATACCAGGTAATCATGACTTTTTGGAGGCAAATATGGGTCGACTAGACGCTATAACTCCTGTTGTTGAATCTTTAAATAATAAAAATATTGTTTACTACAAAAATAGAGGCATCTATGAAGATTCCAATGTTAATTGGTGTGTATATTCATTAATGGACCATAATATACCACCTGACTTTGTTTTTTCAGATAAAAAAAACATAGGTATATTTCACGGTGCGGTTCATGGGTTAAAAACAGATGTTGGCCACGTTTTTACTGAAGGTTATGATACTAATAAATTTTCAGGCTGCGACGTAGTATTATGTGGCGATATACACAAAAGACAAGTTTTTAATATTCCTAATAATAAGAAAGCATATATGGTTGGCTCTTTTATTCAGCAAGATTATGGTGAGTCAGTTAGTTATCATGGCTATGGCCTTTATGATCTAGAAATTGATGAATATACGTTTTTTGACATTAAAAACCCCAGGTCTTATCTTTCTTTTAAAATTACTAGTATTGATGATATAATTAATGGAGATGAAAAACTTATCAATTCATAATGAATTGTATTCTACAATTCAGGAATATTGTCACTTAAATTCAATATCTGATATTGAAAAGTTTTTACTTCAATGTTTAAAACAAGGTTTTGATATTAAAAAATATGGATTATTAGGTGGATCAGAGCCTGAAAAACAAATCGAGATAATAGAAAAGGAGGTTATTAAATATGTAGACAGGGAAATTATTAAAGAGGTGTCGGTGATTCAAGATAAAGATTGTAGTGAGCTTGTCGAAAAAGAAACGTTAGACTTACGAGATAAAATGTCTAAGTTGTCAAATACATTACAAACCCTGAGATCTGAATTGCAAGCTAAAGAAGATGAGCTATCGGCAATAAAAACTAAATCAATATCTCAATCAGCAACGTTTTTGAGAACAACAAATTTAAAAGATCAATTATGATTAAATTACTTATTTGGATTTTTATCGCATACGGTTGTACAAACATTTTGGTATACGGTTCCATTTTTAATGGATTTAAAAACTTTTTAAGGGAAAATAGGATACCTGTTATATCAAATATTAGTACCTTTGTGCTTCAGCTACTAAGCTGTGTTATGTGTACATCAACATGGGTTGGGTTCTTCTTATCATTCGTATTGTTCTCACCATATATTTCTTATATTGATGAATACAGACATTTTGGTAGTGGAATCGATTCTATACTGAAAGAAAGCCTTGTCGTCTTTGTTGATGGCTTATTCGCCTCAGGAAGCGTTTGGGCATTAAACAGTGTAATCGAATGGTTCGAAGAAAATAAAAAATAAAAAAAACTAAAACTATGGCAAAATCAAAAAACAGAAAAGGTCACAAACAACGTGTTCAAAGTAGGAACCAAAGAATTTCAGAGGATATTAATCGGCAGCGTAAGGCATTTAAAACTCTTCTAGAGTCAATTGAAAAGAATAAAGCCTCGGCTGAAACAGAGCTAACTTCAGAAGTTGAGGAACAACCCTCACCCCAAATAAACGTCCAGCAAAACCTTTAATTAAGAAAAATGAGCAGCGAAGTAACTGATATTGAGGAAAAATATACACCTAACGTACAAGTTATTTGGGAAGATGAACCACATAACTTCACACAAGAACGCATAAAAAGCGTTAAGCAATACTTTTCTAAAAAGTATGGTACAACAAATATAAATGTTATCACAGTGGACTCTAGTCAGGACGATGAGATGACCATGCAAACAATTGATGTATCATACAATATCATGGATAAGAATTATCAGAAGTCGTTAATTGATATGTATTTGGACTCTAAATCATACAATGATTTCGCTGCTGACGTTTACTTATTGGATAAACAAGTAGAAGATCTACTCATTTCTAGGTATGAAGACATCTCCGCATTTAAAAAATGGTCATTAAAAAGAATTGAATTTTCTAATTTTATGTCCTTCGGTGAGAATCAAGTTATTGACTTTACCAAATACAATGGTATTACAGTTATAACCTCGAATCCACCTAACTTTGGGGGTAAAACAGTCCTGGCGGTAGATCTTCTGCTTTTTCTATTCTTCAATACGACAACTAAAACGACAAAAAATGAGGATATATTCAATAAGTTTACAGACAAAAACAAAGTAGTTGTTAAAGGTGAGGTTACTATTGATGGCGATGATTATTTTATTATTAGGACTCTTGAGCGTAAAAAGAACAAGAGTGGGGATTATTCAGTAAAAGCGGAATTAGATTTTATAAAGAAAAATAAAGACGGATCTTTGCAAAGTTTAACAGGTGAGCAACGTCGTGAAACAGAAAAATTCATAAAATCATCGATTGGAGAACAAGAGGACTTTTTGATGACAATCCTTACGACAGGATCAAATCTAGAAGATTTGATTGAGTCTAAACCAACAGCCAGAGGACAAATTTTAAGTAAGTTTTTAGGGTTAGAATTCTTAAAAAGAAAAGAAGAAATCGCCAAAGAAATATACTCTACATTCTCTAAGGGATTAATCTCCAATATATATAACAAAGAAACTCTAAAACAGGATATTGAAAAAAACTTAGAGTTTATCGATACATTTCAAGAATGTCTAGAAATAGACAAAAATGCTTTATCTGAAATTGAGGAAAAGATTAAAATAGGGACATCATATAGGGAGGAGTTGATGGCTTCTAAACACACAGACATTGATTCGGTTTTGGCTGCAACAAATTTGGATACATTAAATTCTGAGTTAGAAAAACTAAATATCCAATATAGCAATACAATTAAAGAAATGTCTAATCTTTACCTTGTTAAACCTGATCAGTTTTATGATGAACAGGTTTACGATAAATTGAATGATGCGTGTAATGATATATATGTTGAGTTGACAACTATTGATTCTAAGATATCAGAGTTAGAGGAGTTAAAAAACTCTGTTGATGGTGGTATAAAGTGTGAACATTGCGGTATTGATATTATTAATGCCATTCTTGTTAAAAACAAATTGATGGATTTGGAAAAACTCTATCAGAAGAAAAACTCTTTAGTTCTTGAACTTGAAACATGTAAAAAAGAAAAAAAAGCTCTTATTGTATTAAGAGAAAAGTTTGATCTTTATGAAAAAAATTCATTAATTTATTCAAAATATGAGATAACAAAAGAATCTTTAGAGCTAAAAATAAATTCAGCTAAAGAAAAAATTTCGGATTACCTTGAAATCCAGGAAAAAATTAACAAAAATAATGAGATAGAGTCAAAACTTTTGAAAGCTAAATATCGTTTAGAAGAACTTACGCAAGCTAAAAGGAAACTTGATGAAAAAATAACATTTGCAATAGTGCAAATTAAAAATCATCATGATAAAATAGACTCTAATTACAATTTTATCCGGCAAATAGAAGAGGAAGCTGAGAAAGAAAAAATATATAAAATATATCTAGAGTTGTTTGGCAAACATGGTATTAGTAAGTATATAATGAAAACTATGTTACCAATAATAAACAATGAGCTTCAAAGATTGTTAAAAGATAGTGCACCATTCAAAGTTGAAATCAAGATTTCAGATAAGAATGATGTTGAGTTCTACATGATAGACAATTCTACGGGAATTGAAAAATTGCTTAATAGCGGGTCTGGATACGAAAAGACAATTTCATCTCTAGCCATAAGATCCGTTTTGTCTAAAATATGTTCGCTTCCAAAACCAAACATTATAGTAATGGATGAGGTGTTTGGTAAAATATCAAATGACAATTTAGAATTAGTTGGCAATTTTTTCTTCAAGATTAGAGAATATTTTGAAAAAATATTTGTTATCTCGCATAACCCAATGATAGACAATTGGGCAGACAATATCTGCCAGATTAAAAAATCTGAAAATATTAGTGAATTAATTTAATTATCAAAAAAAAAATATTACCTTTGCAGAACGATATGACTAGATACTACTTAATTTGTAATAAGACTGGCATTACGCAAAATGAAATCATGCAAACATTTGGTGAAATTGTTGAGATTATTGCACCAAAATTTGATATTACAAAACAAGATATTACGTTCTATAGGACTAGAGATTCAATCATGTTTCATTTTATGAGCGAGATGAATTGTCAACATATTGATAGTAAACTACGTGAGCCTCTAAATTCTATTTATAATGTTTATTTTTTGACTGTTGTAGATGATTCATCTGTGTTAAGCTTCCGTGATAAAGAAGAATATGAATTATTTATCAATATAACTAATCCAACAATCTTTGATTATTATGATGATGAAGATGATGAGGATTATGAGTATAATACCATTTGTAACAACAATTTTACCGATGGTGTGTTCAATATGGATACTATCTTGGACAAGATAAATGAACAAGGCATATCCTCTCTCACAAATGAAGAAAAAAAATTTTTGGAACAAATATGAAAGAAAAGAAAACAACAATTCCATTTAATCAAGCTGAAATTTCCTCATATCTTAAAGATCTTAGAAAGATCGAAGTTATGACAACTGAGCGTGAAAAAGAAATTGCAGATTTGATGCGTTCAGGTACACTTACGCCTAGCCAGGTTTCAAAGATTAACGAAGAGCTTGTTCGTGGTAATCTTAGATTTGTTATTACAATTGCTAAGCAATATCAGAACCAAGGTCTTGATCTTCCAGATTTGATCGCTGAAGGCAATATAGGTCTAATGAAAGCAGCTCAAAATTTTGACTGGAATAAAAACCTTAAATTTATTTCTTATGCTGTTTGGTGGATTCGCCAGTCAATCCTTTACTCTCTCAATGAAAATGCTAGAACGATAAGGCTTCCTGTAAATGTCGTACAAGATGTTCAGAAAGAAAAAAAAGCAATAGAGAACGGTACTGGATTTAAATCTGATAAATATGCTAACTTACCTAGCATGATTTGGCTTGATAAGCCAATAAATGAAGATGGTGATACTCTGGTTGATGTCATTTATAATAATGATGCTAGTAGACCGGATGAATCATTCAATAGTACCAAGGTTCTCAGGGATAAACTTTTTGAGCTTCTCGGTAGCTTGGATGACAGGGAAAGAACCATAATTGAAGATTATTACGGACTAACAGGTTCATGTAGAACTCTTGAAGAGATTGGACAAGACTTTGATCTAACAAAAGAGCGTATTCGTCAGATTAAGGAGAAAGGATTGCGTAAACTTAGGAATGGTACGGCAATTCTTTTTGACTATATATAAAAATAAAAAATAGACTATTTATGTGATAGTCTAATAATTTTCTAAACTAAAACTTTAAAAAAAATGAGGCAATTCATTAAAAACTATTTTACAGAGATTGTGCTTGCGTTTATGATTATGACACTGCTTAGTGTTTGTTCGACGAAAGGTCAAATATCTAAAATAAATAAAGATATTGGCAGGATAAAAGACTCAACTTACACTAAAGTTGAACTGGATAAAAAATTGACCATAATGGGCCTTGAATCTGAAAAAAGAATGATCCAAGCAACAGATAGAACACTTCTAGATGTTTCTCGTCAAAACGCGATTGACGAAGAGTTAAAAAAACTAAAGTAATTATGAGTTGGATTAAAAGAAATTTTAAATCAATAATATATTTTTCGTTCATAGTACCAATAATCCTGGTAGCTTTGGTTTCAATATCACATGTCACAAATTGGTATGGTGTAACCAATCCGGCTAGTTGGTCAATCTATTTATCTGTTGCTGTAGAAATTGCTGCCTTAGCTGCTTTGGCAGCAATTTCTGCTGAGATGGGTAGTAAGGTATATTTTCCGTTTGCTATTGTAACAATAATCCAATTCGTAGGAAATATCTTCTACTCATACACATACATTAATATAGAGAGTAAAGAATTTAAAGACTGGATTGACCTAATAACCCCTATTGCGGAGTTATTTAATATTGAAAAAACAGATATTGTTGGTCATAAAAGAATACTTTCTATGTTCTCAGGTGGAATGCTACCTTTGATATCGTTGTCATTCCTACATATGTTGGTTAAATTTAGATCTAGTAAAATGGAGCCAGCAGAAGTTGTTGAAGAAAAACAAAACGATGATGTATCTGGGTTAATTGATAAAATTAAAGAGCTAGAAAAAAAATTATCTGAGTTGAAACGAGTCCCAAACCCAACAGAACCCGAAATTAAACCAGAACCAACGCCAGAGCCAACACCAGAGCCGACTCCAACAGAAACTGAACAGGTATCCGTAGTTGATGATATACCATATACATCCGAAACAACACCTGAAGTTACACAACAGGAATTAGAGGTCCCTAAAGAGGATCCTCTTATACCAAAAATAAAGCGTTTAAGTTATACTAGGAGGAATGGCTAATATCGTTGAAAACTACGTTTCTAACAATTACCAAAAGAGTAAAACTAAGAAACAGATCATATTAACACACACCTCCAGGAATATTACGGATTATCTCAATTCGGTACTTTATCGTAATAATGGCGATTACGATAAGGTACCGAATTTTGTTATATCAAGGAATGGTGATGTATACAAGTTATTACCCGATAATGCATATACCAATTTTTTTAAAAAAACGGATATGAATAAAAACTCTGTTATAATAACTCTAGAAAATTTAGGGTGGCTTGAAAAAATTCCCATAGAAACAGGATTTGTTAATTGGATTGGAGATATTTATAATGGAGACATTTATGAGAAAAAATGGCGTGACTACTTTTATTGGCAGCCATACACACAAGATCAAATTAATTCTTGCATAGATGTCATAAGAGAAGTAACAAATAGTTTAAACATAAACCAAAAATTTATAGGCCATAATACAAAAATAGATTATGCCGAAAAATATGAGGGGGTTATAACGTATAGTAATTTTAGTATGGAAGTTACAAGTTTAAGCCCTGCTTTTGATTTTAAATTTTTAAAAAACCAATTAGAAAAATGAGCGACTCAAGGTATGAAGAAATACGCGGTCTTTTATCTGCATCAAAAAGATTATTAGGTAAAGACAGAGTAAGCGAAAGTAATGAAATTCTTAGTAATTACTTATTGACAGAGCAAGACTCTTCAGATTTAAGACAAAGAATTAATCCTTTAAAAAGCATAAAAAAAAGCTTTAAAAAGGAAAAAGGTGATGAAGATACTGAAGATAAAAAAGGAGACAAACAGCAATCCTACAGAATTTCTGGTGGTATATTAACTATGCATGGAACTGATCGTTCGCAGTTGGAACTTACAACAGACGAGAAAATTGCGTTCCAGGAGACAATGGATGAATTTATAGAAGACGTTTCATCATTAGTTAATTTTGATGCCTTACATATTTATCAGAATGATGTAGAATGGGGGGGTAAGATTATTGATTTTGATTTAGATTTCTATTTTACGATAGGGGAAAATAATGGAATTTACATAAATGGAGATATGATCAAAATTGATGAAGAGTTCTTAGGTATGATAAATGACTTACAATCTTACTATGAAAAATTTAAAGCTAAGTGGTCAAAAGTAACTGCTGCTAGAAAAAGAACATCGCCTAAAAATATGGGAGTATGAAATTAAAATCTGCTAGCAATCTGCTAAATATAATAATATATACTGTTGTTATTTTGAGCCTTTTATATACTGTGTATCTGCTACGCAAAATGAATAACGATAGTGTTGACAGTGCTGATGAAATAAAAAGAATCAAGACAGAATTGGATTCAATTCATTCTGAGAACAAGCACTTACTAACTAAGATTGAAACTTATAATTCTGAAATTACAGAGATAAATAACAAAATTGTTAGTACATATTCTAAAATCGACATAATAAACAAAGATATATCAACAATAAAAACAAACACAAGTGAAAAAATTAATTCTATCGATAGTTTTAATAATTCAGACATTTATATGTTTTTCTCAACCAGATACGAATACGATAAAAATAAATGAGCAGACAGCAAAATTAATAATTAAAGAACTGATCGAGAAAGATTCTACCGAGAAAATATTAGGTAAATATGAAGATAAGATTTTAGTTCAGCAAGAAATTATCGGTTTGAAAGATAGTGTTATATTCATGATGGATAGTATTAATACAAACTATTTAAAAGTTATAACAAATAATAAGGCACAAATGGCTCAGTATAAAGAAATAAATGAAATCGCATTTAATCAGCTAGAGCAACAAAAAAAGAATATGTTTTGGTACCGGCTTTCAGCTTTTTTTAACGTGGTTAGTACATTTGTGATTTTAATTATAAAATAATATGGCATTAACAAATAGTGACATAAAAGATATTGAAGTGATCGTCCGCAAAGAAGTTAAAGATTTCTTAGGGCAGAATACTATTAAGCAATATGAGGATAGGCTTTTGGATACCATCTCAAAAGAAATTCGTGATGGGAAACTGGAGGGGGATGTCAAAGACATCATAATAAAAGTTTTTCGTGAGTTCTACTACCAAATGTGGGCTAATAGAGGTCAATGGGAGCCAAGATTAAAAAATGCGTAATGTCAAATTTACTACAAACATTTAGTGATACGTTAAGGGAGAAAATATCTAATTCTGGGGCGTTATCCACGCCTGAGGGAGCCGGAATGTATAACTCAATAACATCTAATCTATCTGAAAGAAAATTAGACTGTAAAGATCCTAAGAATAAAAAAGCCTGTGCTAAGAAAAAGTTAGAAAGTAAAGAAGCTACCGCTAGTGGGGGTTCTGGCCAATATTCTGCGCCTATAAATTTTGAATCGAAAAAAACTGAAGCGAAAGAAGCTGTAGGGGCGTCATCCTCTGGTTCATATGAAACACCGGCAATGTGGGCTAAATCTACCAGTAAAAAAGATTGGAGGGGGGCTAAGAAACCTTTATATCCTGGGGGTAAATTTGTTACGGTTAAAAAGAAATGTAAAAAATATCCATACTGTAATCAAGGAGATATTAACGCATTAAAACTAACAGAAAGAAAACAATTAGTTAATATTTTGAATCGAATTTCAGAAGAAAATCAGATTAATTTTTTTCAACTGTATAAATTAGTAGAGAAAAATTTGAATAAAATATATCTATAAACTATTTATATATAAATAATTAATTGATGAGATACGATAGAATAGCACAACAAATTATAAATGAGGCTTTGGAAGATAAAGCAAACTCTCTAGTTTCCCGTTTAAAGGAAAGATTAAATAATGAGCAAACTGACGATAGTATAATTAATGATGAGCTTCATGGCCGTCAGCGGGAGCTAGACATGAATAAAAATGGTAAATTGGATAGGGATGATTTTAAAAGGTTAAGGAATAAAAAGTCAAAAAATAAAAAACATAATATAAATGACGAATTAAAAGGCCGTCAGCATAAGATAGATTTAAATCGTAATAACAAATTAGATCGAGAAGATTTTGAAATGCTTAGAAATAGAGGTAAAAAATCAAAGAAAAAGACGATGAAAATGACAGAATCTGAACTTAGATTTTTGATATATAATATTGTTTCTGAGCAAAAAAAAGCAAAAGGTTTAGCTGAGACAGAGAAAGTTTTAAAAAAATCTAAGCAGGAAAACAACCAGGCTATTAAGGATGTTGCTAAAAAAATGAATGAGTACCTTAAAGATGGATCTAAAGGTAAATTTGATCCAAACCCTAAAGGATTTCCAAAGGGTAATGGTGAATTAGCTAAAATGGATAAGAAAGCCTATATCCCTTCAGATGCTGTTGATGAATATGTTGACGCATTTTCACATCCTGGTATGACAAATTTAATACCAGATGAAATACATTTTGATGATGAGAGAATAGCGAGATATTTAAAAGGTGATGCTAAATCAGGTAATTCTCAAAAATATGCAAATGCGGTTGAAAGTGAATTGGGTGAGAGAATGATGAAAAATTATAAAAACAACTATTACGGCCAGGAACAAAAAAATGCGTCATATAAAAGATATCCTACACCTATAGATTATGCTGGTAGTAAATTAGGGCCTAAGGGTGCTTTAGGTAAAGCTAAAACTAAAAAGACATCTCAGGATATATTAGCTAAGTTAGAATCTAAAAATGAGTCTGAAAAGACAATATTACATGAAGAGTTCAATAGAATTAATGTTTTAACAAATTACACAAAACCAACACAATAGTATTTAATTTAATTATTTTTTTTATTATATTAATTCCATAGACTTATCTATGGAATTTTTTTTTAAATGGCGAAAAACATAACTAAAGAAGATATCGAAACCTGGTTAAGCGTTAATAACTTAATACCAGAAAAAAGTGAACTTTTTTTAGATTTTTTAATCTCTCTTACTAATCTAATAAAAAAAACATATCTTGGAGGAACCTCTGTTCCTGTTGAGACAAGGATCACGACATCATTAAACGATAACATTAACCATTTTAAATGGTGCTGGAACAATACCATTCAAAATTTTAAGAAAGAAAACATCTATTTCAGAGAAGAAGGTGAGCATTATGAATATTTTAAAACTCTTTTCTTAGAGATTTATTATTCTCATGATGAAGCCAAGTTAAAAAATGAAATAATTCGGTATTTCTCAGGCATTTTTGATCACTACAAGCCTCATACCAAATATGAATTAGACTTATGTTTGAGATTTTATAAATTGTTGGACAAAAATATTATAAGATAAATCTTTACAATAAACATAAATTTAAATAGAATTAATTATGGAAAAATTTATTAATGAATTAAAAGCTAAAACTGAGACTATATCAATGGAACTTCGTAAGTTTAGTCAAGGTAATGATAGTGCTGGAACCAGAGCTAGGAAGCTTGCCCTTGAAATTAAGGAAGATATGTTAGCATTAAGAAAAACAATCTTAGAAGAAAGAAAGAATAAAAATGATTAATCTTTGTTTGTTTTACATACTTGTTTTTTCGATATTGGCAATTATAAGATTGTTTGCTATCATTATATTTTCAATACTTAGTACACCGGCGAAACATGTTAAGTTAACAAACACAGAATTAATTTTCTATGGTATGATGTTATCATACATAATAACCTACGTTATTTACTAGCAATGAAATTATATGAAAATTTAGAGCAAATTTTACCTTATTTAATTTCTATAAGGAAATTGGATAAGTTTTTGAGCATAGATGTCTCTTTCCCGGAAAAATGGAAACTCATTAAGAAATTTGTTGACAAAGAAACAGTTGCAGAACAGAAACAAATTTCTGAAGGCTACAGGACTTTTTCTTTTTTTTGTGAATTAAATGATTTATCAATGGAATCACAATTTGACAATATTAAAGGTCTTATTCAATATAATAAGGAAAATGAAGCAAAAGAATTGTTATTGGTGCAGAAAAAAAATGAGCTGGATACCTTTTTCAGTAAATACCCAATAAGCGATTTATACAATCTAACTTTTGATATAAAGAAAGATACTACAAAAATAAACAATGAGCAGATTACAGAAACTACAGAACTGGCTGAACAGTGAAAAACAAAAAGACCAAGCCGAGCTTGAAAAAGAAAAGCAAGAATTTGCAAAATCTTTGGCTGGATTGAAGAAATCACAAATTTTGGACGAAGAACCTAAACAACATACCTTATGGACAAAGATAAAAAAAGTTTTGATGGGATTTTAGGTAAATTAGCTTTAATCTCAGAAGGACTGGATCAGCTATATACCGGTAATAAAACAGTTGTTTTTGAAGTGTCAAAGGATGATTTTAATTCAACTATTAATGAACTTACCAATGTTATTGGTAATGAAGATAAAATGTTTAAAATTGTTATATCTAACATTGAATTCATTTTTGTTTTAAATGAGTAGTTGATACTCTATACAACATATCTCTACTATATCCTAGTTTTTCAAACATATCATACAAATATTTTTTTTGTGCAATATCAGTATCTCGTACTAGTATTGCATTTTTTTTATTGGTATTTAGTAAGTAATCTTCAAGTGTAGAAATAAAACGATCAGCATCATCATTTGATTTACAGCTAAATAGAATAAAAGAATCATCATCCTGGATAATAATTTTATTATTTAGTTTGGAAATTAATTTAATTGAATTACCTTTGAGGTATGAATTAACAATTTGGACTAGAGTTAATTTTTCCTGGCTATTTATTTTTTGGATTTTTTCAATTAATTTAAAGTCAGCAATTTTTTTTATAGAAAAATTGTCATTTTCAGATATGACAGGAATATTTCGACCTAAGTCATCTGATTTATATATAATGTCATCACTTTTTTCATTTGAAATTAATGCCAATTCAAAATAAACCGCTCTTCCATTTTCTATTTTTTTATCAAAAATAATAGAATTGCTATCAGATAGTTTCTTTTCATAAAATTTATTCGCACCATCTTTAGTCTTAAACCTTTTTAATATTTTTCTTAGTTTTTTGTTTTTAAAAACAACTACAGAGTATTTTTTATCCATATATAATATTTTTTGTGTTGTTAAAAATTAAAAAAAATGTCATTTACACATAAAACACAATATAAAAGCATGAAAATTTTTTTTAAAGTATTTCTAATTTTTTTACCAATTTTTGGTTATTCACAATCTAATAAATATGTTTGTTTCACCGGCGGAATCGGTCCTAGAGTTCCTACCGCAAATTTCACCTTTAGAGCTGAATTTGAAAATAAATTTGAATATTTCAAGCCAATAGTTGAATGTAATTCAAATGTAGATCTAGTTCTAAAAAACAATGTTGAATCGGATCGTTGGAGAATTTTTAGTACTCTAGTTGGCGTTGAATATACCAGGGAAAACCTATTTATTAGAGGACTAATAGGTACTGCCAGCGATTTTGAAGTTGGACTAAACGCTAATTTTTGTAAACTGGCCATAGGTTATCAGAATTATAGAAATTTTAGACTTTATGATGGTGACTATAAAGTGGTAATATATTCTAACTTTAGTGAAAAATTCTTTGTTAAAGGAATGTATGTTACATCACTATCGGATATTAATCGAAATGGTGGTAGTCTTGGATTTTATATGCTACTTAATTAAGTTAATAATATACTTAATTATCACTATATTTCCTAAGATAATTGTTCCGGCTAAGTATATAGCTAAAGCTATTTCACCAAAATTAGAGTTGTAGTTTTTTTCTTTACAGCTTGTACATCCTTTAGTTTTCATATAACATTAAATATATTTAATTGTTATATTAAAGTAAATTGAGAATAATAATATGAGTAAAATTGAGGTCGATATATACTTATCTGGGGTTAAAAACTTTTTTGAAAAAAATTTAGAGTTATTTGAGAAAATAGTTGGCGATATGGAGCACGAAATATTTTTTGATAAAGTTCGTGAAATCGCAAACAAAAATTATAATAATAACGGTGATCCAACGTTAACTATTAAACAATTAGAGTCAATATCTAATGTTAGGTTTGAAAATCCGCCTGATAGCTTTAAAATTGTTAAATTTTCGGTCTCAGGAAAAAACTTTAATTTTTCTTCAAATTAAATTTGCAATTGTGAATACGATTATCGTATCTTTGCAGCACAATTAAAAAACAACGACACATGGCAGCACCAATTGAATTTGAAACACTCAGAACTAACGTTCCGTCTATTTTCACAACCTCACCATCGCCAAAGCTTTCGAGCAAGTATGTTTTCGTCCCAACAATAGATATTCTTGAGAAGTTTAGTGCTGAGGGATGGGACATCTTTAGTGCAAAACAAACTGGTAGGGGCCAATATTCTAGGCATGAGATTAGGCTCAGGAACGGAAGTGTTCCAAAAGTTGTTGGTGATAGCCTGTTTGAGGCTGTAATATCTAACTCACATGATGGTAGCAACATTCTTTCAGTTAAAGCTGGTCTTTTCCGCCTGGCTTGTTCTAATGGTCTGACAGTGCCCACATCACTTAGTGGTACAATTACTTTGAAGCACAAGTACTTCGATGTATCTGAAGTTCGAAAACTTACAGATAATTTCGCTGAAATGCTACCAATGATTGAGGGAAATGTCAAAGAAATGATGTCAAGGATTATGACTGATGATGAACGACATGAATTTGCTAGAAAAGCAATGAGTCTAAGGTGGCCAGAAGAAAGGATTCCTGAAAATCTTTCACCTGAAAGACTTGTAAAGCCCAATAGGAATGAAGATGTTGTTCCTAATCTCTGGAACACATTTAATACACTTCAGGAAAACTTTGTACGCGGAGGTATCACATATTCCACCGGAACTCAGAGACGTACTTCTGTTCGATTTTTGACAGACATTAAACTCATCAACAATATTAATACAGGTCTTTGGAAGATGGCTGAAGAATATCTTCAATAATAAACTGTAAGTTAACCGCTTAAATGGGGGGATATGCAAAAATATCCTCCCAAATTTTTCATTATGAGTTTTTTGAAAAAATTTTTAAAAAAAATAAATAAAGAGTCGAAATACGACTATTCAACCATTACGATAAATGGTACGTTTAACAAATCTATATTTGAATTAGATAAATTTAAAATAGTTGTAGCTCAATATCAGCAAAGTTCGGATAATGACTCTAAAATCGTTGGCTATGAATATATTTTAGAATTTGGTAAAAATATATATTTATATTTGAGTAGAGTACCGGCAAACCCTAGTATGGGTAAAGATTGGAATTCGGATGAAAATTCTTGGTATTCGTTAACAATAATATTTCAGCAAGAAAATTTAGAATTTGTAAAAATTCTGATAAATAAACTAAATAAAAGTAAAAATTATGGATATTAGTCCTGATAAGTTAAAAGAGTTACTAAACTCAGATAAAAAAATCCTTGTTGAGTTTTATGCTCAATGGTGTGGGCCATGTAAAGTTCTTAAACCTGTTTTTGAGGAAGTTATGGAAAAACTTGAGAATGAGGGTAACGAAACTAAATTGTATACTTTTGATGTAGATACTGATATAGAATTATCAATGTCTTTGGGTATAAGAAGTGTTCCGGTAATTAAAGGATTTTACTCAGGTAAAGAAGTAAAATCTAAAATAGGAATAACGTCTAAAGAAGAAATAACTAAAATGGCGACAATATGGGGGGAGAACTAGTTTTATTTACAATGAAATCGTGTCCATACTGCACGATGATGAAAGATATGTTGACAGAGAATAATATCTCTTTTCACGATAGAGATATTGATCTTTATCCGGATGAATTCGAATTATTCGTTGAGGCTGTGGGTGGGAACGAATATGTGCCATCTTTTATGATAATAAAGACAGACGAAAAAGGTAATCTTGATAGCGAACTATATGCTCCGGATCAACATTATCATGGTATAGATGAAGGGATAGAAATAATAAAAAAGAAATTGATACTAGATTAATAGATCAATAGTATCAATTTCTTTTTTCAACCAGGGTTTCTCCATCATGGGGTTTAATACCTCGCCTGTAAAATCATATGAATTATATTCACTAATAAATTTAGTGTAATCTAGATCGAATAAATCTAGTATTGCGGACTTTATTTTTTCATTGTCTCTAAGAGATACAGACTTGACCTGTAATTTATCTTCGAATTCATTTTCTTTATGAAAAGAAATACACATCTCAGATGTGTTTGTGCCGTCCATTATATTATATGCAATATATTCAAAGTATAATAATAATGCTCTGTTAGTTTTTAACCCATAACCATGTGGGAATTGGGAGGACAAAAGATCTGGAGTATGAATGGGGATCAAACCGGCAGGTACGCAAATTGTGTTGATTGAAGGCCTTTCAGTATTGTATAGATTTATTTCGCAAGAAGTTACTAAATCGTCTTCATTAGATGCCCGAATAAAATTTACAAAACTTAGTTCTTTTGGATAGTTAGCTTCAGATATTAAATCTGAATACTTATCGGTAAATTGAATAAATATTTCTGTGAGTTTTAAACTCTTTTTTGTGTTAGTACATCCTAATATGACGAAAAAATTACCTTGATCTATGACTGTTATCTGAGTTGCTGTGTCTGGGCCTAATTCATTTAAGATATATTCAGCCAATAAATTAACGATAGTTTGTTTTGTTATGTTATTTGATAATCTCATGATTATTATTTTTTTATAATTTTACATTAAAAAAAAATAAGTATAAATATAACATAAAAAAAACCGCAACAATTATTGCGGTTTTTTTATACTATCTATTGTTATAGTATTTTTTAACAGTACGTTGGATATCTTCTTTTAACTTTTCTGTTACACTCTTTGTTGCCTGTTGAGTATTTGTTGTTGTACTGTTAGTTGTTGGTTGTTCGGCATTATTGCCTTTGTTTTTGCATCCGCATCCCATATTTAATTTGTTTTAGTGTTAGTTTATTTATTGCAATAATATTTATATTTATAAATATATAAATAGAGCAAAAAAGATTAAATTGAAAATTCGATGGAAGATAAAGAAACTATATCATTAACCAGTGCAGAATATCGTAAATTATTAAAATTTGCTGGGGGTAATCCAAGATTAGTGCTTAAGTTACCAAAGATAAGGAATAAAAATATTATAATAACAGACAGTCTAGATTTAAGTCGTTCAAATATTGATAACTTAGAAGGTATTATTGAAGTTAAGGGTTACTTAAATATTAGTAATACCAATATTTCAAACATCAGTCACATTAAGGTTGGTAGATATACATCAGATTCAAATACACCTTTAGAGCGTAAAAGATTACGTAAAATTAAGCAAGACCGTCTTGAACAGCTGAAATTATATGAAGTTAGAGGTCTATTTAATATAGAAAATGATACAGAAGAAAGTAATAAAGTTAATGCGTTATATGAGTATTTTGTTGATGAGAACATAATTGACCCTGAATATCAAGACAAGATATTAGCCTTAGAAACTAATTTAGAAGAATTACAAGGTCGATTAGAAAGTATTGGTGAAGATAACATTATTTACGGAGAATTGAAAGAACGTATTGATGAAATTGAAAATGAGATTTATGAATTGCACGAAAATAATTTTGGATTATATTCTATCTTCCCAGTTAGATATGGTTCGAATCGTGACTATTATATTGTGATTGAAGGTGAGAACACTACTGCCTATGATAAGACATTCATAGTACTTACTGATGACGAATGTACACAATATGCGACAGAAAATATTAATAGCTTATATGATGATATGGATATGTCAAATATGGATCTTGATTATTATGTTGACGGTGATGAAGTTAGAGATTCTTTTGAGGGTACCATAGATGAATGGGTTAGAGAGTCTCCGGAATCTTATTTAGATGAGGATGATATGGAACTAACTGAAAGTCAGATGAATGAAATTGACATATTAAGAAGTGAAGCAGAAACAATAGAGTATAAAATTGGTGAATTGGAAGATGAAGATGAAATAGAGGAACTTAGAGATAGGTTAACCGAGATAGAGTCTGAAATAGAATCAATTGAAGAGGAAAAAACTTATTCTGAAGAGGCTATTGAGAACTATGTCTCTAACTGGTTGGATAGTATAAAAGATGACCCGGTTAGCTTTTTAAAGGAAATGGGCTATGATTCCAAATTTATAGCTGGATTTGTAGATAAAAATGCTTGGGTTATGGATGTTCTTCGAAGTGACGGCGAAGAACAATATATTTTACATGGTGAAGGGCCTTTAGGTTATTCTGTTATTAATAGAGTTGGATATCATATATATTATGAAGATGGCGGTTCACTTTAAAATTAGTAAAATATTATTTATCATTATGAACTAGAATATGATTTATGAGTAAAATTAAATTTATTATGGATACAGATTGGGTTATCCAGGAGCCGATAGACTTTGAACATAAGCAGTATGTTTTATTGGGGTATCTAAAAAAAATTGATGCATTAATAAATGAGCACAAATTGTATCCAACATTTATAGAAATATCGTTGCACTTAGCTAATCTACACGCTATCATGCACGAACATATGATGGTTTATACTGATAAAAAATTTAAATCATACGATGATGAAGTTATATTACAAGATTTGAGTTTTAAAGAATTGCCAGAATTTAACGAGGTTGAGCAGATAGAAATTATTAACTCAGTTAAATTTTCTACTATGAAAATTTATGAGTATTTTGAGATAGTTAGGCATTATTGGTCGTATATCTATGATAATATCGAATTAATTCCTAAGAGGAATAAAAATAACATAAAAAATTATAACTTTGGTGTGATAGTTTATGTTGATGAAACGGATAATAATGTATATATTTGGGAGTATCTAATAACCAAAAATGTATTTACTATCGCGGAGAACAATACTGACTTAAATTTGATATTTTCTGGGGACTCTAAGTCATATGATCTGGACTATCATATTTCTAACTCAACAAAGTTGATAACAAAGAATAAACGAAAAGCACCGGTATTTTTTGTTAAAATACCCCAAAGTTTCCCAATAGAAGAGACATTGGCACCGCTTTTTAAGCGTAAAGTTATGTCATATATTATGCAGTCGGTTAAGATTAATGAAATCAAAAAATTAACTTAAATATATGAATAAAAACGTAGATCACCCGGAGCACTATGGGGGTGCGGACAATCCATTTGAAGTAATTAAAATCATAGAACACTACAATTTAGACTTCCACAATGGAAATGCTTTGAAATACATAGTTAGATCCGGCAAGAAAGATCCAAGTAAAGAAATTGAAGATTTGGAGAAAGCTGTATGGTATCTTTCTCGAAAGATTAACAAATTAAAAGAAACAAAATAATATTATGATCCTAGAATTTTTTAAAAAAACATTTTCAAAACTATTTAACCGAACTAATCCTATTACGAATAACTATGTGAAGGATTTTTCTGAGACAGAGCTTTTGGCTAAGCCGGTTAAAAAAAAGTCTTACAAACCTAGACGTAGGCCTAAAGTTTATCCGCCAAAAACGTCTTAATTGATTTTTTGCGATAGTTATAATTATGAAGACATTTATAACTATAATTCTATTTGTAACAAACTTTGTCGTATCATTAGCACAAGCTGTTGATACGACAATTTTTGTTTGTAGGGGTGATACTTTGCATCTAACTAACGAGCAGCACTTAGGTGGTACTTTAAGGCAGAATGGCGTAGTATACGTTATTGATAGTACGACTTGCGACTACAGCACAATACCTGAGGATTATGTTTTTGATCCCCCATATGACTCTCTATCTTACTCAGAGACATACATTTTAAATTTTGATTCTATTGGAACAGTATACCTAAAGAAAGCCGATTATGACTTTAATGGGCTTGTATATTTTAGCCATTACAAATATATCGTTAGGGGCTGTAGGTTTCCTGATCACCCTGGTAACGATACTATTGTCGTTCAGGATAGCATCGTTAATTTTAGCCGTAGCTTGGCTTACAGGGCGATATTAATAACACCCTTTGGTGTCGTACTCTCGATACATGATAGTCCATTAGACGCCGAATATTTGGCTAATATAAGGGGAAGAAATAGGGGGGGGTTAAATGTATATTATCTAATAGAATATAGAGATGGTGTATATTATGGCGTGAAAATGGTTTTATTATAATTTTCCCATTTATATGTGTAGTCAACATTTTCTACACAATAAGATCCGAAACTATTTTTTTTGGCCTTACCTGTGTTATAGTAGCTACACGCTATTTCCCATGATCCGTATCTATCGTAAAGATATTTTAAAAGTTTCATGCTAATTTCTACATTAAGAGATATGTCGTTTTTAAGTTGTTCGTTATCTATATCTCTTTTAGTAATAAATTCTGCTGTTGATTCTCTTAATTGCATTGGACCCACAGCTCCTACTGATGAAATTAATGCTGGGTTATATTTTGAATCGAACGGGCCTCTATACCTGGTTTCCAGGTACGCTATGTTGAATGCAATGTATGTAGGTATCTGATACTCTCTTGATTTCTCGCGGATGGTATTATACATCTTAATTGAAATTGGGGAATCATCTTTTTGATGTTGGATAACTTTTGGAACGGGCTTATTCGTTAATAATTCAGATATTTTTTTATAGTAACCAATAGTAAATCCGATAAATAATGCGACAGTAATCGTTAAAATGTTTTTTAGTTGTTTCATAGGCAAATGTTTTTTTTTACATGAAGTTATCATGCGTGTTATTATTTGTCACCAGTAAAATTTAATTGATTATTTAGGTGTTATGAGGTCATCTTATCACCTTTCTTAATTCCTAGTTTTGCGCAAGTGCCACCGGCAACTTCTAGAACTAAATTTCCGTAACCACAATATGTTTCACAGCTATCTGTAACACAGGGGGGGCAGTTCTCGTGTATTTTGGTAATTGTACCTTTTTGTATAAAAATAATATCTAGAGATATTATGCAATTTTTCATCCAGAAACAATGGACATCACTTTCATCTTCAACAAAAAGCATTCCATTATATTCTTCATTAAACTTTTTATTCATCATACCCTCACTTCTTTCATCAGGGCTAATGGCTAATTTAACATTAAATTTATTATTATTTATTTTTAATAACATTAATAATAAATATTTTACTTTTTAAAAATAATATATATAATAGTTATATTACTTAATTATGAATGAATATTCGGGAATAATTTTAAAAAGTAAAGGCAAAATTCTTTTATGTAAAAGAAGTCCAGATGCTTCACGTCCTAATGAATGGTCAGTTCCTTCTGGTAAAATTGAGGATAATGAAACGCCTATTCAGGCAGCATATCGCGAATTTTATGAAGAAACAGATATTGATCTAGATAAAGAAATATTTTTTTTGGATAAAATAAAAAATATAAGTAGACGAGGATATTTAGATAGTGTGGTATATATTTATTGGGTTGAATACGACAAACCAATTATACCTGATTTAAAAAAAGCTAAGGATGGATTTGAGCACACTCAGTGCGGATATTTTTTGCCAAAAAAATTACCGTCGCCAATTAGTGATGAATTAACACATCTTATATTTAAAGCATTATCTATTAAAAAATGACAATAAGTAAAATCGGTGGAGTTTTTTTCACAGCTATAACAACAGTTAATTCTGTTACTAGAGAGCGTAGTGAATATTTGGGTGGGGCGAATGTTCAAAATCCTCCCGCCTATATTTGTTGGGCGAACAATGATACTACAGTGGGGGAAGGGTTTAACTTATATAATATGACGGGCCAAACCGGAACATTTGGTTTTAGTACAAGAATAGCTGTGCCAGGTTCGTTCAATATTAATTATACTCAAGGAATTGATTTTCATCCATCAAATAGTATTTTGGCGTTAGGCGGGCTTTCATCACCACGCCTAAATATGTATTCATTAACAGGAGGGACGTCCCCACTTGGAACACTATTAACTAATCCATCAGATATCACAACAGTAATCACAAGTACTGTTAATAAACTCAGGTTTAGCCCGGATGGTAATGTTCTAACAATTCCTATTGCTGATAGTAATTGCTTTGCATCATATAATGTAACAGGTTCTACATCAAATCCTCCGTTAGGTACAAAACTTTCAAATCCAGGGTCATTCCCAACAAGTGCGACATTTTGCCTTTGTTGCGGTTGGCATCCAGATAGTAATTATTTAGCTATAGGGGCCACATCAGCAACAAACGATGGGGCATTAAATATATACCCTGTTTCAGGATCTCCTTTGGCTTATGGTACAAAAATAGTGATAGATACTTCAGGTGGTGATTTTAGAGATGTTAAATTTTCACCTAAAGGTGATATGTTAATAGCTTCCACAACAACAACAAACACTCCTGTTGCAACTGTGTGTATTTTCCCTTGGACAGGTAATGGTGTTGGTACAAGATATATAAATCCAACCACATTTATAACATCTGTATCAGCAGCTTTCAGTTCAGATCAGAAGTATGTGGCGTTAGCATTTAATTCACCACCAGTTTTTAGAATTTATAATTGGACTGGTTCAAATAATGCTGATTATGGTTTCGGTACAGAAATAACTCTTACAACAACTCTTCCAGGCACCAATCCTAGAATTATCAAATGGTTTGGAATTAATGATAGGTATATTATAACAGCAGGAGACACAACACCAAAAGCTAACGTTTATGTTTGGGGGGCAAATGGAGTTTCAGGTAATATAGCATATAAATTGGCATTACCTGCTCAAGAACCAACTAGAACATCATTAGATCTTGCAAATTCATTTGCATAAATAAAAAAAATAAAAAAACAAAAAAATGATAAATTCTGTTAGCGAAGAGCAAAAATTAAAAACATTAGCAATAAATACTGTAAGTAGAGAGCTCGAAGTAAATTCATACGATTTAAATATTCGTAATTATAAAGCAATTTTAGATTCGTTACCAACGGGCGAATGGCCTGTAGAGATTTTACAATATAAATATTTAGATATAGCCTCAGTTCCGCACGAACATGTTGAAAATGTTTCTAAATTTAATTTTAGAGATAGATTAGATTATTTACTAAGAACTGAAGTTAATGAACGGACTAAATCTTTTATGTTATATCAGGCAATGTATAATCAATTACCTGATGACAGGCTTGAAGAATTATTAACGTTTGCTTATAATTATATTACCACACCTCAAAATACAACACCCGTATAAACATATGAAATTTACAATTTTTACTGGGTTTTATAAGTAAAATAAATGATAGAGAAGATGTTGACACTTTGGGAAATTATTTAGATAATTGTATACCAAAAAAACAACTTGTTATTAGTAGTGATCGTGAATTACAACCTGTTATAGAAGAAATGTTACAAAGTAAAAGATTTTCCTGGTTTTGGTTTATCTTGAATAAATATCATGTTGTTGTAAATTTTTCTTAAAAACTACTTGACTAATCTGATAAATATTGATATTTATTGTTCGTTATATTGCGGAGTGGAAAAAGGGTTACTTCATTAGGCTCATAACCTAAAGGTCCTGGTTCGAGTCCAGGCTCCGCCACAAATTAGTTCTTTGATAGAAGATATTGGCCGTGTGTGGTCATTAAATAAACTGCGAAAGCAGGATAAAGTGGTTAGTATGCTAAAAACATACTACTGCGGCTTGTTACCGAGCTTGAGCACACAAGTGAGATATTATTATTCCTCAGTAGTTGAGGCCGACGGTGTAGGCGAAATGGAGTAATAATCCCGTAAATGTGGATTGCGGGGTTGAGGTCGGAAGACCAATAAGATTAACTCATAGGGTTCTTGCAAGAGATTAGGAATATCCAGTCTAATTATTGCGGTATCCAATGTAATAGGTGTCTTAAAACCGAAAGGTAATGTAGTATTTCAGGTGGTGCTGGTATTACGCTCCTTACAGATTACCAGTCTGTATCGAAGAGATGTCTTGAAGCATGATGATGGGGACATCATATCGAGTTGTAAAGTATTATTTAACTCAAAAGGTTAGATAGCTTTGACGGTAGACCGCAACTTGATTTTATCCACAACTTAACTAAAAAAGTTCATTATTTATGTTTAGAATGAATAACTACTGAATAATTATAGCAAAAGTGTCTACCGGACGCTACGAAAAGAAATGCCTACATAGTCACGAGCAGTTCGTGGCATATAATGACCGCAAGTTGTTATGTATTCTTACAAAATATCTCTAGGCCCTCGAAAGCTTAGTCAGTCTTGCCGGATTGAAGAGAATAGATTAGTAAGAGAGAGAGTAGCGTCAAGAATGTGTGACTCACATAAAAGTCGGCATTGGTTGCTACCATCCAAAAGATGTTAGTGGATATTAAGGGAACCAATAATCCTTATAAAGGCAACTGTTAAAAAGTGTAATCTCAGCTTTTTATTTTTTATTACCTCATTTTAGAAAATTGCCATAAATTTGTGGCTTAGTTATAATGACCGGCACTCTGCTGGTCATTTCTTTTGTAACATTTAAAATTAAAAAAATGGATTTCAGAACTAAAGCACAATTATTGGTAATCTCCGGATTCAAAGTAGATGATTTTTATGTCGGAAAATCAGGCAAGATTTATGTTATAAATCGAGGTTCTAATTTCATTAACTTCTCAGATGGATCAAATATATTGATTTGTAAATCAAGGTTAGGATTTACTTTTCTAAAGGGTAATCGATTAGAAAGCACTTTATCAAATATTGAAGAATATTTGCGTAATTTAGAGTATTTATATAAATATGAGAAAGAGGCAATTGATATATGAGACATTTTCTCAGCCGTCAAATTATAGTACTTATTTAGCTGATGATAATAGAGTTTATTCAACCTTTTCTGTCGATGGGTTTGAGTATATAATAGATGTATTATTTATTGAGGTTGAAGATGATTCTAATCGTTTAGAGTTAACATATGACGTACTAGTTGACTTAAGAAGTGTTGGTAGAAAATATAAATTAACAAAAAACAATCATCCTTTCAAATTAGCGTCTAATATAATTTGGCTTTTAGATTACCTTATGGGTCGTTATTCAGTTATTAAAACATATCAAAATTTAAAATCTTTTATTTGTATTAAATCAATTATTTATAAGCCTTTATTTATTTGGGATAAAGAATTTTTAAAAGCCATAAAATTTATGTTTAAAAATTCATTATCACCATATACTGAAAATGACTATAAAGAAGCAATAAATAAAAGAGATAAATTTTTCCGATATTGTATTGAAAAATATGTACAAGAAAAAGGTGTTAGAGTTAAATTTGAAAGCTGGTCGTCTTTTAAAGATCATATAACAGCAAGATTTATTCCTGGGTTAAAAATTTAGGTAGAATATTTTATTTATTCAGAAAAGATTTTGTATCTTTGTCCTATCAAAAAAAATGAACATGGACACAACAAAAATTTGCCGAGTAAAAATAATTCACGAAAAATTTGGTCTGATTTGCGATGAGACATTTTTAAATCCTACGCAATTTAAACTATTCCTTAAATCTATTGATGGGTGTCTAAATGGAGAAAACCACCTGAGATTTTTTAATGGGGAGGATTTTCTTATCAACATTCCAAATGTTGTATTAAAAAATTGTATAGTTTCCACCTCAGTCATAGCTAAACTTACTGATGGTGAAATTATACTTGAAAACCTACGTTCAGGCCTAGAACAAAAAGTGTGATATGAAAATAAAGATAATTGGAGATGCTCATGGTGAGCTGAGAAAATACAAAAAAGCAATCAAAGATTGTCACATGTCCATATGTGTTGGTGATTTTGGTTTTAAAAAAGAATGGACTTGGCATATCAAAAATATTGGACCTAATCATTGGATTAATCCTGGTAATCACGACTATATGCCTATGGCCGTAAAAGACGAATATCCGTCAACAGGCAATAGCAAATACTTTGAGGAATATTCAATTTTTACAGTTAGAGGTGCTGATTCTATTGACAAACATCATAGGGTTGAAGGTAAAACTTTCTTCAGTAATGAAGAGATGAGTTACGCTGAAAGCCTACAAGTTGTTGATAACTATCTTAAAATTAAACCTAAAATAGTAGTATCTCATGATTGCCCACAAAGAATTATGAGTATGCTATTTGGTTATACGGATAAATCTACAACCAGGCAAGCACTACAAGCTATGCTTGATGATCATAAACCGGATTTTTGGATCTTCGGACATCATCATCATTCTTTGAATGAAATAATTGATGGTGTTAGATTTATCTGCCTCGATGAACTTGAACAATACATTTTTAACTTTAATGACATTAATAATGGATAACGATAATATCATAAAAGATCTTGTTAACATGATGTTTAAACATGCTGAAGTCAATGTTACTTACGATGACGTAGTAAATAGGCAAGATGCATGGTATCATGATTGGACTATAACCGAAGAAAAAGAAAAATCGTTTAAACAAGAGGCAATTAAACATGTGCAGAAATTAAAAAAATGGCCAAAATATATTGCTGAAAGCAATGTTAATTTTTTTATTTGTAACTATGGTCTTAAAAGATCTGATTAGTGATATTTATTTAATATGGCCAAAATTATAATAACAACGGAACAATTAGCGACTCTCGTTAGAGAGCCATCTCAGGATGGGGAAGATCTTAAAACTAAGTTACATGAGATGTCAGTAATTTGTGAAAATTTGTGGCAAGTTATTGAATCTGAACAATATCAAATGACTGAAAATTTAAGAGATAAAATATCTGTATGCCATTCTGAGATAATTAACATTGCGAGAATTGTTAATTCTGGAGATATTAAGAATAATAAAAACCCCAATATAAATTTCGACGATTTAATTATAGGTACAAAATGAATGACAGGCTTTTTGAAGAATTACTTTGGAGATCAGAAAAATTAGGTTGTTATGGTGAAGTTCTGGACGAGGTTATTAGAACGAAAAACGCTGATCCGGCAAAAGAACTAGCGGATATTGCACAAGAAGTTTTAATTACGTTGTTTGGAGAAGAGGAATTATTTAATAAGTAGATTTTAGCAACTATTTACTTAATAGCTTTTACGCACTAAATAAGCGTAAAAGCTATTTTTTTATATGAAAGTCAAATTATCAGTTTCGGAGTTAGTACTATTTCATTTAGTGCAAAGGTTTGTATACCAGTATCATACACTATTTTCAGTACATAAAACGCATGGGGCCTTAGAAGACCTAACCAAATTATGGTTTATAAAAATATTCGTCAATAACGATTATTTCCAGAACATGCCAAATTCATATTTAGTTGATTATGAGATAGATCAGCTTAAAAATTTATTAATAGTGTTTAGAGGTGCTTTAACATACCATAGTTTTTATGTATCTTTAGACAAACCCATCAACTCGTGTGTAAAATACGCAAACAACGAGTTTTCGGAAGATGACATTAACATTTTTTCAATTGAATATTTACTATGAACAGAAAGATTACAGTAGAACTTATTGGCTACTATGGTAGCGATAAAACCCATGCTCAAAGTGCTTGGACATCCACAGACAGAGAAATCACAGATGAGAAACTTGAAAGGATGCCAGATCTATTGAAATATCTAGCAGAGCATAAACATGAAACACCTTTTGAGAAATCACTATTCCACTTTAATATAGAGGTGGAACAGGCCTCACACATCCACACATTAAAGCACAGGATTGGCGTTTCGGTAAATGGTGAGTCTGCAAGATACAAAGAACTCACAGACAAATTTTACATTCCTGAAGATTGGGAGGGAGTTAAAATAAATGACATCAGTGATATTCCTTATTTGGATATGAATAAAGTTTCAGTTGAAACTTGGGCAGATATGCTTAGAGTTTATACTGAATTGGGGAACTTTTTATATCACAGATCCGCCAGTGAACTAACACCTGTATTGACAAGAAAAAGGGCAAAGGAAAGCTCTCGTTTCTTTAGGACAATGAACTCTATGCTGACATTGGATACATCTTTTAACTGGAGATCATTTTATCATTTTTATATGCTTAGAGCCGATAAAACAGCTCAGCTTGAGATCCACATGGTTGCTGATAAGATGCTTGAGTGCATTAAAAATATACCAGGAAATCCTTTTAAATACACATTATCCGCTCACGGGTTGGATAAATAATTTCTTCAGATATTTATATAAAAAAATACTATTATGAGCAAATTTACGAAGGCTGACTTGATCAATTCATTGATCGGCGAGCAAGACACTGTTAAAATAACAAAAACTGAAGGTGTTGATATGTTTGTATCGGATATATTAACATCCAGGAATCAATCTCATGTTTTTCATTTACAAACAAAATCATATGCAGAGCACAAGGCGTTGGGCTCATATTATGAGGGTATTGGTGATTTAATTGATGGATTTGTTGAATCTTATCAAGGGAAATACGGCATAATTGGAAGTTTTGACTGTGAAGGTATTGAGAATTACAGTAGTTCAGAACAAGTAATCTCTTATTTTAAAGGCCTAGCAGATAACATCGAAATATCCAGGAAAGAGATAAAAGATTCTTATCTTCAAAATCAGGTAGATACTATATTGGAATTAATATATTCTACCTTGTATAAACTAAAATACCTAAGTTAAATTATGGAACAAACATTGTGTTTAACATCAAAAAACCAAGATACGGTTTTTTCAACAAAATTATCTAGAAATTTATGTGAAATTGCGACAAATGTTGGCCTTTATAGAATTCTTTGGAAACCTAATGCGGTTGGAATAAAAGCTGCCAGAGAATTGATAAAACCTATAAGCAGTGGCCTAGATAAATTAAAAGAACAAGAAGACGTTTATATAAACTCAGAAGATGAGAAGATAAAAACTGCTTACAAAGAATTTATCCCATTATTGGAGAATTATCTCAGAGCGTGTAAAATGTTTCCTAATTCTTTTGTTGATGTTAATTAACTGAAAGCCCCCACCTAAAATGGGGGCTAATTTGCTATTATATAATTTGTATGATTAAGTTAGTATCGGACTTCGAAATTAAATTATTTAGTTATTTAGATAAAAAATTAAAAAACAAGGATCTGTTTTCAGTGTCTAATGAAAATTATTTTGGAATGATATTATTCGTTCGCAAATATTTAAGATATTTCGGGATTTTGTACCCTAATTCTGACGACTATTATGGTATTAAATATTTGTGTTATAATATAATAGCAAAAAATAGAAATAAAAAATTAATTGATCTTGATTTTAAAGATTTGATTGGTCAAAAATTTAAAATTAGAAATCGCGAGTTACAAAATGCATTTATTCTAAATTTTTTAGAGTATGATTGTGTAGACGCTTCTACAATAAGCCGCTGGATTAATCAATCAGATACTGGGCTTAAATATGTATGTTATGAAAAAAGGTTTAGTGATGTGGTGCCTTTTTTTGCTTATGTAAATAATGAGAAATATAAGTTAAAATACAACACGGTAAATACTTTTGGCCGTAATATAAAGTTACCGAAAGGAATAACTGACGAAACTCGTCATGTTACGTTATTTGAGTTAGAGACCGTTATTAATAGTAAAATTGACAAAGATAATTCATTTAAAAAAGCCATATACGATCAACTTGCTGTTGATTTTACTAAAGGGTTTAAGTTAGGGGATGATCAGCAAAACAGATATTATATTTCAGCCCCACCAGATGAAGATACGGATATTTACTTTAAATTTACTAGTATAAGAAATGAAAATGAAAAAATTATTTTTGATATAAAAATAATCAATATAATAGATGCTGAAAACAACTCAAAAATTAACCCTAAGGATCTTAGCCTAGATGAAAAAATTGCTATTAAAAATAGGGTGCATGATAAGGTGTATTTTTTAATTCAATTTGATAAACATGGGTATGATTTAAATACAAGTGTTTTTAGTGCGGATTCTATAGATTTGTCAGATATAAATATTAAATTCTAATCAATATTTTTATGCCAGAATTTTTCACAAAAAGGGAAATAGTTGCATTTGAAAGCATAGATAAATACATTAGTGAAAATGTATTATCTAATATTGTCTTTCAAAATGACCAGCAGAAAGATATGCTTTCTATGTATAACAAATATCATGATGAGATAAAAAATGCTTTTTTAAAAAAAATACCTTTTTTTGGTTATCAAAGAGATAACTTTGGATTTATGTTTTTTAAATATATTTTTAGCTCACATGTTTGTTATAAACATAATAAAAACCGTAAATCTTTAACTCAAGAAGATTTTATGGAAAGTCATATACGTGGTCCTGGTTTTATGCATAATCAGTCAGCAGTTTCTGCTGCGATTTTTTTTAAAGTACCATTTACACTTAAATCTATAGGTAAATGGGTAAATTTTAAAGGACAAAAATATGTTGTAATTACTGATATAAATGGGAGCCGGATTATTTCTTGGATTTATTCTGGAGGTATTCTTTATAGGAATAAAATAGCTTTTCCTGACTGGCAAGAATTTGACACATCAAATCTTGGGCCAGACATCCGTTTAGTGAATGATCCTGAGATGTCGATTATATATGATAATCGTTCAGCAGATATCGAAAAAGCAGCAATAATTAGTATGGGTCGAAAAGCTAAAACATATATCGATTTATTATTGACAGCGAGAACTCTTTCTGAAAAAAATGTGGATTTAAAAATTATTGGCGTATCTTTCTCTAAGAGGACATTTAAATTTAAGTTTAAAGTTATAGGCCAATATCTTACTAACAGTTTATATGAAGAACTAATAAACGGCGGAGCGATAAAAGTTGCTCTTATTAATTCTTACATAATAAGAATTTATCGTAATTTGATAGATATATCAAAATTAAATTTTATAATTGAAGTAGAGTAATATGAGTAGAGTTTTATCTAAATTTGATATAACACTTTTTAGTGCGGCTGATAGGTTAATTTATCAAAAATTTATGTTATATGCTCCATCTATGGCTGACGAATTTATTGGTGATATGGCTAGTGCATATGTTAATAACATTGTGAATAGAGAATTTATTATGAAAACGTTTAAATCTGTTTTATCTAGATTGGGGGTATCTACAGCAGGGATGATGTTTAATTATTATTTTGGTAGATACATACATTTTTCAACGATAAAAAATTTATTTGGTAAAAATTATTCAGAAATAGATATTAATGATTTAATGAAACTGCCGCAACAAAAAACTGTAGTTTCATTTATTCCGGCTCTTTTAATTTCTAAAATTCCATTTAAAACAGCTCAAGGAGCTGTTGGAGCATCCAAATGGATTAAGGATAAAGGCAATAATTATGTTTATTATAACAATTCTATCGAAGATCAGGCATCATTTGTATATTCAAATGGAGAATACTATTATTTTGCACCAAATATTCCTTTTGATAATATTGCAAAAAAATTTAACCTTATTTCTGTTGGACCAAGTTTAATAAATTATATTGCCGAAAATGACTATACTTTGGAACAAGTTAAAAAATTTGTTCATAAAAAAGTATATGAATATTTCCAGGTATACTTTGGGTCTATAACCGTTAATATAGCTGGCCATGTTTCTGAAAAATTTTTAGTCAATGAAGTTAAAAAAACAAAAAATGGCTTTAATTTTAAAATTACTTCTGAGAAAAATTCAATAACTTCAGGATCTAAAGCTTATTTTGAGGATGTAGTGAAAGATAGATTATTAAAATCTATAATGGGGGAGCCATATGAATATGCTCTTGATATTCCGAATAAATATGAAATAAACGTAGAAATTAAAATATATGGAAAATCTAATAACAAAAAGTGAAACCGCACTATATGAGTATCTTGATAAGTATATACATAAACATTTAAAAATTAAAAGCGGGTTGTGGAAAGATTATTAAATAATAGAGATGTTATTTCTTATGGTATAATTAATAAATATATTAATCATATTTATCGCAAATATTTTGGTGATAGCCCGCCGGAGAAGTATATAAATCCTAGTTTCCTCACAAAAATATATGATGATTATATTTATTTACCTGATTTTAGTCAATTTTCATTTAAAGAACTTATGAAGTTATTAAATAAATTGGGTTATTATAATGTTAATCCACGACGAGAGATTGTCAAATATCTTTTGTATTCAGAGATTGCTGCAAGAAATAATAAACCGGTTAAAGATCTAACAATGTCAGATGTAATTAATTTTACACCTATCCTTGTATCAAGGCCTGATTTTTTACCGGCAATATCGTTATTGGTGCCAAGCAGATCAAAATCATTTATCTCAAATTGGGTTGAAGTTAATGGCTTAAAATATGTTGTTAAAAAAAATCAAAATTTAGCTCTAGTTTATACTAATGGGGTATATTATTATAATGATAACGTATTTAATCATTCAAGTCCCCCATATATTGGGACATATTTACCAAATAAAGAAAAATCGACTGCTCGTGAATTAAATATAATTATGAATCATGATTTTAGCCATGAAGAGTTAGTTGATTATCTTACAAAATTAAATTTTAAAAAATTAAAAAAATTTTTGACAGAGCAACTGAAATTTGATGCTAATTTTAAAGATGAAGGGTTGGTTTTGGATGATTTTAAAATATTAGATAAAATATTAATCGTTGATCTTAAAACACCACTTAACCGTGATATTTCTAATTTATCGGAAAAAAGTATACATAAACTTGGAGACGGCATTGCAACTTTTATTCATATGTCATATAATAACATAGGTAACTTATCTAACTTTTCATACTCTAGGGTTCGGTTAAACATAAACGGTATTAATGTTTATAATTATGGGCATAGTATTTAATAGTCGTGAAATATTTTTTTTAAAAAAAGTTGAAGAGTCATTATATGAAGCTGCGAAGACTTTTCAGTATTATAATCCAGTTAGAAAACTGAAAATTAGTTTCGATTTATATCGATATATTTACCTATCAGCAGGTTTTGCTCAAAAATCGGAAGAAATTTTCATTAAAAAAGCTAAATTTTTTGGAATACAAGGTGATTTAACCGTTTTATATGTCAAATATATACTTTGCTCAGAAATAGCGGCAAAGTTAGATAAGCACATAAATTATTTGACACAAAAGGATATTATAAATGCGAAAGATATCTTAGTAAAAGATAACGAGTGGGCGACAGCAGCAATTGCTAATTTGATACCTTTCACTGGGGATGATATGAAAGCTGTTTGGGTTAACAAGAATGGTCTTAAGTATAAAGTTTATAGTTCAGGACTTTGGTTTATATATACAAATGGGGAGTTCTACTATAATTATGATACATATAATTTCACTATCCCAAGTATTTTTAGTGATTTTGCTAGACCTTGTTCAATCCGTGATCTTGAAGTTATAGAAACCTATGATTTAGATTATAGTGGTTATATAGATAAAATAAAGAAATTAAGTATAAAAGAATTGAAACGTATGTATGAAGTACATGAAGATGGAAAATATATAAAATATCTTGCAGAAACTCAGTCCAAGCTAATTAAAATTGATTACTCCGGAAAAGAAAATATAAATTTTTATTTTAAATCAAAAATAAAAACAGATGAATTATTAAATAATGTGGCTAAAACGCTTCTTCATGTAATGAATAATTTACAACGTAGTGCTTTCATCTTTCATAGCCGTTTGTTAGATTCTGGCGAAACTAGTATATACATAAATGGTAAAAAATATATATAATGGCCAAATATTTTAGTAATTTCGAAGTAAGAGCTTTTGATTTAATTGATAAATCACTACGTGCTTATATTAAAAAATTTCTTTCGGAAAGAAGACTTAAACCGTATGATATCCCCCCAGGAATTTTTGATATATTTTTTTACACTACGAAAGATATTCTGTCTTTAAATTATAATATTAGGGTGGTTTTTTACAAGCAAAGTAAGTTTCTTGGGTTAAAACCGAATAGTAATTATGAAACTTATTACTTTTATAAGTATCTTATTGCTACACAGATAGCATATAAGCTGGGTAAAAGTAGAAGTGAATTGACGTTTACTGATATCTCGAATTCGGAACAAATTATAATCAATGAAGGTTTCATGGATAATATTTGTTTGTATTATTTATTTCCTTTTCGCTCTACACGTGGTCATTATGATTCATCTGGACTCTGGGATAAATCTAAAGGGTTAAAATATTTATACTACTATAGTAGAACTAATCTTGTATCTATATTTTCTAACGGGGTACAATACGTAAACGAATTTTATACCTCATCAGAGGTTTCTCCAGAATTTAGCAAAAAATACGTTAGTGCGAATGCATACGATTTGAAAGTTATTGAAAAACTTGATTTAGATTATGATGGAGTGCGCAATAAGCTTCTTGAGCTTGAAGCTAAACGAGTTGAAAGATTGTACAAAAAGATTATTAAGATACGCAGGTTTGCTTTGATATTCGAAAACTATCCTTTTAATGTTAGGTTATCTAAAATAGTTTTTAATAAAAAAGATTTAAAGTTTCACTTTACAACTGATCCGATTGACGATGAGGTTAAAACTAATTTAAGGCATGAACTATTGCCATTGGTTTTTGAGGTTTATTATAAATATAGCCCAAAAAGTAAAGTATTAAATTTGGGAACTTTAGTTTTTTCTCTACTACTCAATGAGTAGATATTTATAAATATAGTATTAAAAAATTATGTTAGAAGGATTAACCAAGCAAGATATTGTTATATTTAACACCATAGACAAACAGATAGGTCTTACTTTAGGTGGTCCTAAATTATATGATCTTATATCTGGAGATGAGTTGCATGATCATATATCTCGTATATTAAAATATTTTGGTATACCAAATAAGTTTAATAGCGCGTCACGTAAGTGTTACATAGTATATTTTGCTTTAACAGTTTTATCCCAGATACGCAAAAAAAAGATATCTAAATTAACAATAGATGATATTATTAATGCGGAGATATATAATATAGACGCTGATAATGAAATGACAGCTCAACTAATAAAATTTAAAATTAAGTTTTTAAGTGAAAAATATAAATCGAATTGGGTTGACGAGGGAAATGGGTATAAATATATTATTCGGGATACTGATACTAATGACATCGTTTATCTTTATAATGGCGTAAAACATTATGGGTACTATGGTTTAGTTAACACAAGTATTTTTATAGAACTTAAATCTTTATTTATTATACCTGTTAGCCATTCAGATATGGCTGCAATTAGCAAACTACCTAATTTAAATTATGAGTCTATTTTGGGTTTAGTAAAAACTAAATTTATAGATTGTATTAAAAAATTTCTATACACTGAACTTAAAAATTTTGAGCATTATTATTTCATTGATGGTGAAACTATATTATTAGATTTAACACTAGAAAAAGTTCGTTTAAAAGATCTGAATATTACACTGCACGTATCCGTAGATAAGAATAAGGTTAGACGTGAGGTAAACAAAAATACTGTTGATTTAGAAGATATCTTTTTAAAAATAAAAAAAGATAAAAATTTTGAAAATAAGATTACTGAATATTTTCTAACCCAAATTAAACTAAACGCAGATTGTGATAGTAGATTATGGAGTACATATAAATTTAATTTTAAGACGGTTATTGATGTATGAAAATAATGCTTACAATTTCTCCATTAGAGAAAGCTCTTAGAGTATTGATTGAAAGAGAACTTAAAATATACCTAGAAGATTTTAACCAAAACATAATGTCTGATAGTTTTAGTTTAGGCGTTGTTATTCATAGGATGACCAGACGTCTTGAAAAACTAAAAATGCCTAGCTATAAATTTCAGTCTTTTACGATTAATATGGCGGTTTCTCGTTATATCTATTTAAAATTACTATCACAAAAATTAAATAAACCTGTAAACGAAATAACAGAGTCTGACGTTTATAATGCAAAGCCAATACAAATTCCCACATTTTATGCTGAGGAAATGTTTGGAATTATCCGGGGGGGATTTCCTTTTACAGCAAAAAAAATATGGATTTTTAAATCTCCATCTAATAAAAGTATTGTCGGTTCTTGGGATATAAAATCAAAAAGATATGTAGCTAGAACTTCAGATAATATTTTACTTGGTATTATTCTTGAAAATGGTATTTTTTATTACGATGAAGAATTATTTGATGTAGTTATCTGGCTTAATGGTATAGTTCCTTGTAAACAAGAGGATCTTAGGGTTATATTAAACACAAAAAATCGGGATATAATTGGGGCAATTAGTGAAAACCTTACGGAGTCTTTCTGTGATAATGCTAAGGATCATTTTGGTGTTACGGGTTTTTATCGTGAGTGGGATTTTTTTTATTCCGCGAATGCAACATTTGAAGTAGATTCAAGGGCTAAAAAAATGACAGTAAACATAAATATAGTTAGTGCTCCAGATGATTATGATGATCAGCTTATAGATAATATTAAGAGTACCTGGTGGCATGGTATTTATAAACAATATTCTGACTATGTTTATAGTAAATCAAAATTAAGTGAGTTATATAATTTAAATATTAACTTAAATTTTAATACGTAGTAAAAATTATTAAATAAAAATATGGAACCAAAGATATTCAGTTTTGAACCTAATTTATATAGAACATTTAATAAATTTATGGGGTATGATCCAAAAAAAATGATGTTTAAATATGCCCCAGGATATGCTAGTTTTATTAGTGGAGGTAAATTATATACCAGATTTGTAAAATTAATGGAGACTTTAAATGTTGAAGATAGTACAGGGTATCCTACCAAATTGTTTTATATGCGATACTATTATTTAACTTTATTATCCGAAAAATTGAATAAAAGCCTAAGTCAGATTACCGTTGATGATATAATAAATAATGTCCTTAACATTAATGTTGGTTATTCGGTAATAGGAGAACTGGTTGCATTTGGGTTTCCTATTATGTCTGATAATTTTCATTCCAAATGGGAGCATAGAAAAAATGGGTTTAAATATGTTGGTAGAAATCCTACGGGGATGATAAATTTAGTTTCATTTAATAACATGGTTTTTCATGAAAATGATCTTTTTACTAAATACTATAATATATATGATGTAATGAATAATAAACAGTGTATTATTGCAAAATGCAAAAAGAATGATCTTAATATAGTTTTAAACCAAAGTTCGGATGCTGACTTCGATTATATTGTAGCTGTTATATTAAGAACAATCACTGATGACTTTAAAACTTACATAAAAAGTGATGATGCACGTTTAGTTCATATTAAATTAAAAGACGTTTTTAGTATTATTTTAGATAATGTTGTTGTAAATCATGAAGATAGAACAGTAAATTTTTATTGCCGTAAAATAAATAAATTTATGGATAAAATTAGCTTATATTCTGGTCAACAATATCTTGATCGCCAATACAAAGAATTCCTTATAAAGAAAACTGAGTTTTTGAATTACAATTATCGATGCGCAGTCAATTATATATAAAAACCACAACAAACTAATGAAGCCTAAAATTTCTGATTTAGAATTTAAAGTATATTCTCTAATAGAAAAGAGATTCTCTGAATTAAGCTCAGAAGAATTTTCTTTAGCTATGATTGACATGAGTAGTTATCCTTATAGAACTTTTATAAAGTTAGTTGAGACATTTTCTTTGGATAAGATATTTGATTTACCTCCATTTATTTTCACGCTCAGATATCGTTATTTAACAGAATTATCCAGAGTGAAAGGTATTCCTCGTTCAAAAATAACAGAAAAAGATATTTTTGGGTCTAAATTAGTTTTTCCTGTAAGTACTAATGAATCTTTATTATTAGGTTTGTGTGGATTTCCATTTATTTCGGGAATTGTAGTTGGTGAGTGGTATAAAGGTAGGGATAAAAAATACGTATGCCGTGAAATTGGGGGGGAAATAAATTATATTGCCTACAATAATGTTAATATTATTCAAAATATTAACAAATATCATAGTGATCCTAATATTATGTCGAAATCTTTTTATGGTAAACAATTAAAACATATTATCAGACAGGCAACTACATTTGATTTAGAATTTGCGTTAAAACAAAGAACAACAGAAATATATGTGATAATACATAATTTAACTATGTATTTTTTTGAACAATTTAAAAAACATGTTATGAGCAAGAAGTTTATTGATGTTTCAAGTAATAGAAATCTAACTAAATATATTGTGATAACAGATATGGTAGTTAAAAATTCAGAAATAAATGTTAAATATAACCTATTAACAAATAGGCCGGAAATATTTAATTATGAATATTTTAAGAAAACTAAAAATGAGTTAGTTGAACATATATATATGACCTTAGTTTTAATGTATATTACAGTAGCAACCAATTCTAATCTTCATAATAGATATAGTCTAGTTGTTGGGAAACCTGAATTAATTGAGCAGTTATGATTTACAAACCATCATTTATTTATTATTTTTGATCTAAATAAATAAAATGAAACAAACAAAAACATATCACGAACTAGTCTCTAAAATGAGATCTTTCTTTTTATCTAAAGGATGGATTGAGGTACCTACTCAGTCCAGATTATCAATACTCGCTGCGTGCGAAAATCCCCACTCTGTGGCGACTTTTGAATACGATGGAGTAGTATGGCCTCTACCACAAACGGGTCAAATGTGGCTTGAATATGAGCTTCTGAAGAACCCTGATTGGCCAGGTGTGTTTTGCGTCTCCACATCATACCGTAATGAGAAAAACCCGATCCCTGGAAGACATGAGAAAATTTTCCCTATGTTTGAATTTGAGTCAAAGGGGGGATTTGCTGAGCTTAAAAAATTGGAGGCTGAACTTCTAGATTATCTAGGATTTTCTAGCCCGGTTAGTAGAAACTATGACGATATGTGTGATGAATACGGAGGGGTTCCTATTTTAGAGGATGAGCACGAATCTAGGATGTGGAAAGAACTTGGTAATGTTATATCTTTAGAGAAATTTCCATACAGGACATCTCCATTTTGGAATATGAAACATGCTGGAAATGATCTATTTAATAAGATAGATATTATCCTTTATGGGCAGGAAACAATTGGATCTGCGGAAAGATCTTGTGACGTTAATTATATGAGGCAAATGTTCTATAACATAATGGATGGGGCATATGCCAATAAACTTTTTGAATTATTTGGTAGAGAACGAGTTGAGAAAGAATTGGAAGAATTTCTTAGTTTAAATTTCTTTGAGCGATTTGGTGGAGGTATTGGTTTAACAAGGTTAGCTAGGGCTTACGAAATGCTTAAGGAATCTAGCCAAGTTTAAAAATAAAATATTATGAAAAATTTATTGGTTGAGTTATTTCAAGAAAGGAAGATTGAAGCTAAAAATGTTGAATTAGTTAAATTTATAAAAGAATACGTTGATCATTTAGGGTATCCAGACAACTCTGTGGGTTTAATAGATGACATAACAGAAAAAATCTGTGATAAAGATGAATGCTTTGATGATTTGAAAACAAATTTAGATCTTGACATTAGATCAAATCTGAAAAACAGTGAAGATGAAACATTGGTCATGCTGAAATATAAAGGTAAAACTGTTTTAGAAATATCTTGTATGCCGGAGTATGAGGAGTGTAGCCTAAAAAGTATATCTTCTGATTTTTTTAATGAAATACTTAAAAAATATTCATAGTAAAAAAACAATGGACGCAGAAACTAATCTGCGTCCATTTTATATATAAGAACATCAGGGGGGCTATTACTTAATAGCTTTTTTGCAATTGACAATTTTTCCGTTTATTTCATATTTAAAAGGATAGTTTGAGTTTGTTTCGGACCAATTATCTGTTATATCTAACAATATAACATTATTGCATATAATTTGCTCACAATGAGTAATATTATTTAAATGTTTAATATTGCCGTTTATATCGATTATGATATACTTATTAACAATTTCTATATTAGGAAACGAGTCTTGCTCAGCATTTATTCCTAAATATAAGCTATGGACAGAGTACAATCTTCCTGTGTTAATTTTTTTCTTATATATCCCGATATTTTCTTTTGTTTCAAACTTACCGCCTATGTTATCCATGTATTCAACAGCTAAAGGCAGAGCTTTGTTATATTCAGATCTAGCGTAGCTTATAGTTGAGTTTTCATGTCCAGGCCCATCATCATCATATAAAAAATATCTTAGTGAGGGTAGTCTATGTATCATAAAAATAAATTTTCTTAGTATTATTTTTATAAATATCCGAACATGGTATAAAAATAATAAAAAACCTGATTATGCGTAAACATAATCAGGCCATGTTTCTTTATGACTAAGCCAATTAGCAAGTTGTGAGTTAAAAGTCTCTTTTATATCTTCAATATTATGATCAATATCAAACATATATTGATCGCCTATAGCAGATATCCCGACTTCTTTCTTAAATGAAATTGTATCCATTGTGAAAAATAGAACGAAGGTATCATGTTCTAGGGAATATCGAGCTTCAACTGAAGGGCAGACACTATTTTCATTACCATTTGTCGCGAAAAAACAAAACTTGTATTGTCCATCTGCAACAATTTGATTTTTTAAGCTCAATACTTTCATCAAGAAAGAGTTAGCTTCATTGTTATATCTAACAATGAAATTCAAAAAATACTCATGATCACAAACAATATTGAGGCAAGTATCTAGGTACTTGTCAATATCATCATTAAGTAGAGTAATAATGTTATTGTGCCTGTCACCATAAATGTCAAGAATGTCATCTGACATGTATGGGATATTTAGGTTATCGATAAGCAATGTGACAACTTTTACGGGGATATTATGAAGAAATTCACTATCCATGTAATCGATCTCTTCAGGTATAGAATTTTCATCCTCTGGATCAACAAAATGAACCATAATTTCACCTTCAATATTAGGGTTTACAAATGAAAGGATACCTAGATAACCTCCAGTTTGTACATACTCTGGATTAAAACCTTTATCTTGCAGTTTTTGTTTGACGTCAATATACTTCATCGTTGTTTTTTTTATTTGTGAACCGCAAAGGTAAAACTAATTTATTAAAACGCAAAATATTTTTTCAATCAAATTCATATCTAAAATCAGATGATAATTTAGAAAGATAATCTACATTTTTTAGACAAATAGATTCATTAGCCCTACAATCTGCTGCACTAATAAAATACCTAACACGTCCATTAATAACTTTTATATCAGGATTAATAAATATTGTTTCAGAAACGATTAAATCACCATAAACTTCTAATTTAAACCCTATATTAATAAACCCGGCATCATAAAACTTTACATTACCAAGTACTTTTAGCGTTCCAGGGAAAGATAAATTATAGTGGTCAGTTTCTGTACCGTAATTCCAGGGGTTTATTACAAAATTAACTGTTTTTGCAACAAAAATACCACCAATATTATTCATGTATTTGAATAAGTTTAAATATTGTGAATCTTCTTCATCCGTTTTAAATGATTCTAGATCAGGTAAAATTAACTCCATTTTTTATATAAAATTTACTTTGCCTATTTTTTTTAGATTGTTAATCGTTTCTGTTATTATTTTTTGGTTTTCTTTGTCGTATGTAAAGTATTCTTCATCTAAAAGAGACATGTTAAAGTCTATCTCACCTAAAACTTTAGTATTTTCAGGTATATTTACAACCAATGTATTTTCAATATACAAAAAATCTACATCAAATGTAGTATTATCTGGCAGTTGTAATTTACCGGCATCTTTAATAGCAAAAACATGAGACCTAATAATCATGTGCCCAGGAAAATTTAATTCTGTTAAATCTGAAGATAATACGTTATCAATATTTAAACAATATTCCGGAGCAAATCTGGTACCATAACCGTCATAAATGAAATTACCGCCAACGGCGTGCATATAATCAAGCATTCTTTGCCATATATCGCAATTTTTATCACTTTGAGTTGAAAAACATTTATATTCTGGTAATGTTATAAATTCCATATCATGTTTATTTTTTACTAATTTGAGATATTTATACTAATAAATACAAAGTTAATGGTAAATATTAGTAATTCTTTAAAATTAGATAATGTTGTAAGTAATGACAAGATAAATCCTGCATTGGTTACAGATTTAAAAAATGCTTGTGACTATATCAGAACTCATATTAGACATGATTTTGTCGCTATTATAACATCAGCGGTTAGTAATCACTCTAAGTATGTTAAAGGTACTAATAGGCTTAGTAGACATGGAAAGGGTATGGCTGTTGATATATCTAGGCTTAATGGTATTGGCCAGGGATCTAATCCTAAAGAATTTAAAGAATTGGGTGATTTATTAGTGAAAACATTAGTTAGTATGGGATATACAAATACTGGGTCAGAGTATAATATACCTAAGGCTATATTGTGGCAAACTAAGGGTCATTATAATCATATACATGTATCTAATACGACTAACATTCCTTCAGAAGCTCCTAGATTTTTTCCTAAAGACTCTTCAAATTTTGTTGACGGTACAAGAGTTGTCTTACCCAACCAATCTAATCAGATACCAAATTTTGCATCCGGTCAGCCTGTTCTTGAGGATATATCAGCAATACGGTCATTTATGAATAAAATACTATGACAATATTGTGTATGTAATCAAACTTCCTAAGAATTCTTTTTCAGCCTTAGGGCCATAATGCTCCATAATAAAATTATCTATCTTTTCAAGATCGTAATCTGGTTGATCTCCTGATATTTCAATATAAATGTAGTTAATTTTATTTAAGTCTAATTTTGAAAAAGAGAATGTATCGAAAAGAATTAACCCAACCCCAGTTATCGTTAAATCTTCTGGTAATTCTACGATTTTTAAATTTCTAAGGACGATTCTCTCTGTACAGGTAAAATTTTTTGGTATTAACAATTTTTTATTTAAAATAGAATCACTTGGAAGATCAGAACCTTTCATAATCCTTATGATTCCGTCATGTGTAAAACTGCCCCCGATAGTTTCCATATAATTTAATGCTAAACACCAATCATCAAGAGTGATAGTATGCTCAGCATCTAAAATAGAATTAGGTTTAGTTCTAAAGTTGTCTATCTGTGGTAGAATATTCATATTTAATAGTTTTTCTATCTTTCATAAATATATTAAATCGTATTATAAACATTGCTTTAGTTATGATTTATCGGTTATACGTCATTCACTACCGTTCATTATGTATAACCTCAATATCATAACTTTGTTTAAATAAAAAAAAATAAATTTTCTTTGAAATATAAAATGAAATCACGTATCTTTGTTGGACAAAAAAATATAAGATATGTTAGCATTTAAAAATATTTTCAGGAAATCAAGTAATAATGGCTTTGTCGCCATTTCACAATCAGTTGAACAAGAGGATCTTAAAGGAAAGTTTATCCAAAGTAAATATTTGGTTGATGAAGATCATTATTTAATCGTACAAAGTGATCCGTTCAAAGATAAGCTTATTTTGGTTAAAATAAAAAACAACAAGGTTGTTGGTAAAGCAGTGGAGAAAAAGAATTTTGAGACATCTATGAAAGACAGTCACAAACATATTATCTCAAATATTGCTGAAATTTACTCGTCACATTTTGGTGACGGATATAAGAAAAAAAAGAAAAATAAAAACAGACTATGATAATTAAATTTTCAAATGGACGTCATCATCCTTCCTGGGCAACACAAGATAAGTTAGCCGATATTGTTTTTGAGGTTTCTTCGATTAAGATTAATCCAGACTCTTTACTTTTATTTAATAATGATGAGGTCGTTGAAATGCAAATTTTTGACGAATCTTATTACTTAGATGGTGTTTTTTATGTTACTATAGAGGTTATGTCTGAGCTCTCAGATGAAATTAACATAACACATAATTTTTATCAGATAAAAGAGTTATCAATTTTAAATGGCTAGCAATCACAGCTAGCCATTTTTTTAACATTGAATAATAACTGTTCTCTCATCATATAATGTAATTTTAAAATTAAGTTTTTTTGATGCAGGAATTAAATATTCGTCCTTATATTTACTTAATTCATTAATGTAGTCATCAGTATCAGCCTTGAAATATATAAATTTGCTGAAATATAAGTGTTCGTGTAAATCTAATAAATAAGTATTATTAAGAATAATAGTGCCATGAAACATATTAAAAGACTGGGGCAATTTGATGTAACCAAAATTATCTAAAGTCAAATTTTTCTTGTGTGATAATTTAAAATTATCTGGAAGTATATCTGTATCTTTATATTCATATAAAGATTTTTTGCAGGTAATATTTAAATGATAGTCGAAAGGCTCATCCGTAAAACTTGAGACAGTACTAATAGCGTTAATATAGTTACATATTCGTAACCATACCTCAATATCTATGTCCAGATAACTAAAATAACAATCAACAGTTTCGTTATTAGAAGTTTTAAATAATGTAAAGTCTGGTATATTCATTTTATCTTTTTTTAACTGTGACCCTATACTTACTTTCTATCGTGATGTTTAATGATTTTTTAAGCGGTAATAATGTTGAGTCGTAATAGTTTTTAAGATTTTCTGTTGTATGCAAACCACATGAAAAACTTATTACTTCTGCACCGAATAAATGTAATGGTATTTCCCTAAGACGTGTATCACCACAGGCTATTGTTTTATTTTTAATAATAAAATTATCAGGAATTGAAATATCACCTAAATCTGATAAATAAACATCACAATTGACTGTAAATTGATCGGGCATTATGACTTCATTTGAGGATATATCGAGAGACCCAGGTCCTCTTTCATTGTTATTCTGTATATAGAGAGCATCTAGCTCAGGTATTTCAACTGAAAAACGAAGGCTAGGATCAGAAATCATTATTCGATTGATATGACTAACATATCTTAACCATATATTAATTGGTACATATATGATATTATCATCAGCGTAAGATAATGGCCATAAATTTGTAGTATATTCTATACGTTCGTCATTATTTAGAATAAAAGATTCTAAATCACTTTTATTTATTATATTCATAAAAATTTATTTGTAATATCAATTGTAGGAAAAAGCCTTAAGTCTTTTTTTACGTTAAATTTATTTTCTAATTTTTTAAGATTACCTTCATAATATTTCAGAAACGCATCCTCTTCTTCTGGAGTACCAGAGTAATGCACTCTACTAGCATTATACAAGTTATTAGGCATATCAATTAAGAACGTTTTTTGGCATGAAATACTACCTGATACAAAATTTTCAGGTAATTTTATATAACCTAAATTTTTTAACGTTAATTGTTCGATATATAAATTGTCAGCAAATATTTTACTTCTTAAGTATTTTCTACTATATCTATCCTCGTCGCCAAAAATTTCTAGATGACCATATATCTCAGCATTACCCATCTGTTCTCCGTACTGTTTAGCAAGTGTAATATATGAATTAAAGTTTAGCCAGGTATTTATGTAAATATCAGCATGTTTTTTACTAAAAAAAGCTTCCGGATCATTACGTTGTGTTCTAGGTATAGTGGAAAATCCCTTAAATAATTCTAAATTAGTTATTTTTATCATACTTTTATTTTGGCTTTAATAAAATATTAATCTTGTCTTTTTCAAATATAAAATTTGATTCACGCGACAATACAACTTCGTTATAAAATTCATTAAATTTCGATATATTCATATATTATTTTTTTGTTATAAGCGTCAATTTATTTCCCATAGTGTTGTCAAACTTATAATTAAAGACATCTGATCGTTTTTTTAAATAAGATTCATAATAAAATTCCATATCGCCATCATTGATATCATCAATTATTTTAATATAACTTGCGTTATATAGATTATTTGGAATACTTATTGGGTATGTATTAAACATAGTAATAGTGCCTGCTTCCATGTTTTTATGTAATTGTACTAAGCCAAAATCATGTAAAGTTAAATTATAATTAAATTGAAATTTATCTGGGATCAAATATTCGGACCTATACTTACTCTTGTAAGATGGAACAGTATTAAGTATGGATACTTTATCTGGAAAAATAAACCTATCCTTGTTCAAGATATCCATATTTTCTAATGTTGTAATAAAATTACTCCAGGTATCAATGGTAATATACACACAATAATTGTCATAATATTGAGGGGTTTTAGGATCATAACTACCATATCTGATAGGTGTAGTTGAAAAATTAGACAAATAACTGCTAGATATTGTTCTTATCATACTTTTATATTTTTTATTTGTATACATGATAAATATAAATTAATACTTAAATATCTTGAACTGTTGGTGGTAATTTTATATTATTTAGCAAAAAAATATACATTATTATGAAAGACGCTATCGATTTATTTTTTTCTGATCACAGTACGATTATTTATGAATTTGAGGACGCTTACAATGCCGGCAAAAATAATGAAATGCCATTTGAAGAATGGTTTGAGCTAAATAAGCTGCTAATATACGAAAAAATGCGCGCTGAGTATGTTAGAGGATTTAATGCTTGTAATGACTTTAAAAATATGGTGCTATCTTTTTGAAAAAATATTTGTTGGTTTAGTATAAACATTTTACCTTTGTAGCCTGAAATAAAACATCATCTTTATGATATTTATAATTAAAAAATTGTAAATGAAAAAGATAAGATTAACAGAGTCAGAACTAACACATTTAATTAGAAAGGTGATTAACGAGAATTCTGATCGTGAAGCTTTAAAAGATGTTATTTTAGGTAGATCGTATTTCATACATGATGGTAATATGTATGAATTAACAGGTTATAGATTACTTTATGAACTAACTAATGGTAAAAAAATTATTGCTTTTTGTAATAAAGAAGATGCTAACGCTGTTACGGGAGCACGTGGACGTGGCTTAAGTAAGAATACTTTTTACGTTAAAGATGTACAATTTCTAGACGTATTAAATGATAATATCGAAAAGTCTATTAGATACAAAGAATCAAATGACTATATAGTTAATACAATGGCGAACAAGATAAAGTTAACTAGGATAAAGTTTCTTTTAACTTTAAAGCCTTCTGGAGCCATGTCACCAAACCTTTATAATAAACTCATGAGTAATGAGTTATTTACTGGTATGGGCTTACCTGTTCATTCTACTCCTCCATATAAAGAAACTGAAATGGACTTTGCGGATAATATTGATTAATATTTCTGACAAACTAGAAACAATTAAAAAAACATAACAACATGAAAAATAAAAATAAACAGCACCCTTGGTTGTTTCCTTCAGTTTTTTTAGCACTAACTTTAGGAATATTTCTTAGCTTTCATTTCAAAACTATTTTTCATGTAATGCTTAGTTGCGGTATTTCTATTGCGGTCACGGCATTTATTTATCTTTTTTGGGCAGCCTTTCTTAAACATGGTAATTAGTACTTTAACAATTAACACTCAGAATGAAATACCGCCAAATATAAGCGAACAAATCAAAGAAGTTATATGTGTTATTAAGGCATCTCCATATAATGTTGGTGCAGAAATAGTTAGTGGAATGTATCGGCAGGAACCAACGGATGAAGTTCCTGCCGGATATATCGGGTGTGATTTGTTGTTATACTATAATCTTAATCTCGAACACAAAGGTATACTTAAACTATTTCTCAGACATGCCACTTGTGAAGCTATCTTGTTCTTTGGTGAAGATCTGACTAAAGAGTTTATTTGGGGTATGATTAATGATATTATCAATGATGCGAATTACCATAATAAGATTGTGATTATCTAATATTTAAATGTATGAATAAATTTAAAAGGCAACCAAAAGTAATCGTTAAAGACATTCATGGTAACTCTTTCGGTATTAAGAATGTGACCAGCCTTTGCTGGAACTCAGAGGGTAAAATGGATTCTATTTATTGTGAGTTTGCAACTGATAGTGGTAAGATCATTATGTTTGACTCTGACGGGACAAATGTTTTTCGTAATCATACCGGGAATCTAATCGCTGAATTTTTTGAAGAAAACTAAAAAAATATATTATGTTGGAAAATTGGTTGAACAAAAATTTTATGCAAAAACTATATGACATCTTTTGGTGGATTATGTATGCAATTCTTGGATTTTTTGCATTTTGTGCCGTCGCAGTATTTTTTTGTTATTTTTTTTTTGGTAATTTGAAAAACTAGTCTTACCTTTGTGGTCTAAAACAACTGATCATGATAATCGACTCTAAATATAAAGACTACTACGACTACTGCAAGGCTTTCATGGGGGAAGATCCTCTTGTTAGATATGAAAGGAACTGTGAGTATGAATTTAAATTTGTGAATAGAGGTATTAATATGTTTGTCACAGATCTACTGTTGAACAGATTCTTTATCTGCGGGCTTGTTATTGATGTTCTGGTTGATGTTAACAATAAGAAACTATTGATGGGTGAAGATATCATTGACTTATGCAATGAGCAAAAGATTACCTACAATAATAAAAGGACATATTATTACGTACCTAACACTTCTAGAAAGATTGTTAGCCTTATCCTTAGAGCGAGTAAATCGGATAAGATATTCAGTCGTGAGTATGTGTTAACTGAGCCGGTAACATTTGATGAATATAAACAAATATTCATCAATAATTTCAACAGTGCTAACAAAAATCCAAAATACCATTCGATGTATAGGGACTGGAACAACATTATGGATTGCCCTGTTGTTATTGCTAATAATCGTGGTGCATTTAAAAATCCAGTTTTATCTGACTGGAAGATAAGTAGCATCATTCCGGCTGAAGAAATGTACTTGAAAATCACGAATTGGCTACTTGAACGGCAAGATATCGCAGTTATTGATCAAAGAACGGATGTTGAGAAATTGACTTCTCACGGTTTTGACAAGAAAACTTCTTTTCGTCATTGAAAAAAAAAACTTGCACAGGTCCTAAAAAGCCCTTACCTTTGTTGAAACAAAAAAAAAACAATAATAAACATGGACATTAAAGAAATCATTGAGAAAATTGAAACCCTTCAGATTGAACTTGGAGTCATTAAAGATGAAAATGATTACCTGAAGGAACAACTAAATGAGATGAATTCCAAACTTGAGGACCTTGAAAACGAGTATTATGAATTCAAGACATCTTTGTATGATCTTGAAGAACATGTTGATGATTCGATTGAAGAACTTGAGGAAATAGTTGACAGTTTTAAAATGAAGCTCGAATTGATGGAAAAGGCTGAGTATGCTGTGTAGTCCTGTGTGATTTGTGGTTTAAAAAATTTTTGAGCATTGATTTGGTGCGGGTTGTATCGAACAGTGCTCAAAGATTTTTGGTTATATATTGCAACCTTATTAAAAATTGTATTATGAAAATATTAGATTATTTAGTTAAAGCTAAAAAAGAAGGGAAATCTTGGGCTGATATGGCAATATACAATTTTTATAAATCTCGTATTAAACATATTAGACGTGATAAGGGCAAAATAACTCGTAGTGATTTAGATGATATATTTAATAGTTCTGTTGATATTACAAATACTAGAGATATTTTATTTTATGCCTTCGAGTGGGCATCGACCAGTGAAGGCTACAATTACTGGCATAATATTTATCACACTGATCTATTACATGAAAATACTTGAATATTTTTGTGAAGCAAAAAAACAGGGCAAACCCTGGGCCGAAGATGCCATCTCTTGTTATTACAACTATATGCTTAGATCGTCTAGATCTGATAGTGTTGAGGCGAATGATTTAATGAATTATATTAAGAGTAAATCTAGTTACTCAAAGTACCCCCCAGATTGTATACTTGCGGGTTTCGACTGGCGTAAAACACCACATGGTCGTGATTATTGGTGTAAAATATATGATAAAGAATGTGAATTAAACGAAAACTAAAATAATAAAACACATGCAAACTATTAATGAAATAGAAGAACAAATTAGAATCGCAGAAGAAACTCTGGAATCTCTTAAAAATGAGTATGATAAACTAACTATTATTGCGGAAAAGAGGCGTGTTTATGAGTACTTTTTTGATGCTGTAAAAAAATCTAACCTACCAATTACTAAATTGGTAGATGTTGATACATTTCTTAAGAAAGATCTATCGATCACGGATTATTTTGCGTGTGCATACTCTGGCGGAGTTGTTTATTTAATTAATTATCTTGTTACTTCATCTTTATATTCTGTTAGCGGAACTACGTCAGATACAAACAACTGTGCTCGGCTTTTTTTCAGTGAAAACCTGGATGACATTATGCTGTATCTACATAATCGATTAGTAGAATAATAAAAAAATATTTGGTAGATTCAGAATAACCCTATATCTTTGCATCAAGAAAAAAAAAGACATGACTGACACATTCACACAAGTTTCACCTAAATGTTTTCACAAAACAAACCAGGTATTGGATAGCTTTCCGAAAGATTGCTATATCGATATTCTTTTAAATGGTGAGACATCTCTTGCTGACACAACAGATGTTGATTTTGGTACTGAATCTGAAGACAGCCTGTTTTACCTTCAGGTTAATCAAGAAGAAGGCGTTCCTAGTCAATTCACATCCGGACAAGAGTTCATAAACGAGATTATCGTGGGGCTCATTGATGGCCGACATAAACTTGTTAGATATGGTCAACAAACTTCTCTTTAAATTTTGGAGTAACTTCTTAGTTACCAGTTTTGGGCTTGCATTTGTTGAGCTCTTTGAGTCGATTATTTGTATCGCTACTGTTGGGCTTGTCCGTGTGAGATGGTCCTTTCATTACATTTGCTTCTGCACAAGAATGCAAATTAAATACTCGCGTAAAATCAACAACTAGATAAATTAAAATATGTGAATATTTATTACATATAATATTCACATATTTTATGCGGAACAAAAAACAACTTTTTGAGGCTTTAAAACCATCTGAGATTAGGCCTTATATGGGGCTTGATCGTCGGCTAGCTAATCAAAGAATAGAAAATGTATGGGATAACTTAAAAAAAATAGCTAATTACAAAAACAAATCTGGGGATAGATTATATTTCACATTAGATGACGTTAAAAACGACTCTGATGATAAACATATCCTGGAATGTGAGCCTATTATTACAAAATTTCTAGGATATAGAGGTTATGAGGTTGTAAATTTTTACAAAGGAAAAGTAAAAAAATTTAATGATAAAAATATTATCAATATTGGTAAAGTTTTAACTTTTTTAGGTAAAAGGGATAAAGAGGCACTTGATCTATTAAAAAAATATGCTGGGGAGAAAAGTTTATTATCTATTGGTGACGATTATTTAATTGTTATTAGCAAGCATCCATATGACATAGTAGGTATGAGTACAGATAGAAATTGGACTTCCTGCATGAATATAAGAGATGATAAAGTTTCTCAATATAACAAATATCTCCCGTTAGACATAACTCAAGGCACTATTGTGTCTTATTTGATAAAACGACATGATCTTAATATTAAAAGACCAATAGCTAGGATTTTAATAAAACCTTATTATTCTATAGACAAGAGAACTGATATATTGTATGGCGTTGAATATGACTCTTTTACTAAATATGGTTTACATAATAAAAATTATCCCAAAACGTTGTTAAGAATTTTTGATTATTGCCAGAAAGGTAAAACTGGGGTTTTTGTCCAAGATAGTAAATTATACGATTCAAATAACGCGGTTCCAATAGTTAATGACGTATATTATCAGAGAAAGATTGATAAATTATCTAAACAAACTAGTAGGTTACTTGGAAACTTAACACCTGAAAGACTTTTTATTATAGCACCTTGGTTAGCGGAAGCATCTTTCAGTAATGCTGTGTTTTCTGTTCAGCATAAAAACAATGACGATGACGATTTAAAAATAATATTTCTTGAAGGAGAGTGGTATGATGGAGATTGGATTGATGGCAAATTTTTTGGTGGCACATGGCATAATGGTACATGGCATAATGGTATATTTAATGATAGCCGGTGGGAAAACGGCAGATGGCTTAATGGCACATTTACTAATAATAGTAGATGGAATGATGGTACATGGCATAAAGGTACATTTACTAATGATAGTACATGGAATAATGGTACATGGCATGATGGTATATTTAATTATAGTACATGGAATAATGGTACATGGCATAATGGCACATTTAAAGATAGTAGATGGTTTTATGGAACATTTGTTATGGGATTTTGGCGTGATGGAAAATGGTTTCAAGGTGAATGGCATGAAGGAGAAATCTTTGATCATGAAATCAAAACTTTTGTAAAATCATATTATCCACCTAGATAGTTAGAAATAAAATACATACCTTTGCGGTATCAAAAAACGAGAGCAAAATCTCGATATCTTTTTTTTCTAAACAAACTCAAATCATATGTTTAAAAGCAACACAGTAAAGTACTCGGCCATTGTGGTCGGGGTGATTCTTCTTTCGTATCTGGTACTCAACCTCATCATGCGAACCTACGTCAAACCCAACCAAGTTGGTGTATGGATGACAAATGGGGGTATGAATGGTGAATCAGATTATCAGGTCTGGACCGGATATTTTCCGGTTGACTTCTCTCCACTCACAAGGTCATTCGTGATTCCTAGTCAATCGTATAGTATCGACCTCGAAAAATCGGTTGTTCTATCGAAAGAAAATGGTGAATGGACAGTAGATCCGCAATTCACGTTTTCGATTGATCGGGAGCAAGCTGTTCGAATTTGTCACAGGTATAACTCTTTTTTGGCTAGTGGTGAAGACGACAAGTTTTTGAGTTCTGTAGGTCAGTACATTCTAACTCCGATCATTCGTAATTCATTTACTGAAATTATTGGGTCACTGAAGGACACTATTATGATGGATGACAAGGTTCGGGTTCAGAGGATGCTGGAGGATTCTGTTCGTATTGGGTTTAAGCGGGTAGGTTTTGTGCTTGATAATTTTGTCACAGGAGTAACGCCTCCATCGAGCATTCTAAGGACCAACCAGGCTAAGAACGAAGCTTTGCAAACGGTTTATGCGGCCAAGGCTGAGGTTGAGAAGGCGAATGCTCAAGCGGCTGTAAAGTTGGCTACGGCTAAAGCGGATGCTGAGGCGATGCTTATCACGGCGAAAGCTGATTCTGAAGCTAGGCGTCTTAAACAACAAACCCTATCTCCTTTGGTTATCCAGTCGATGTTTATTGACAAGTGGGATGGGGCACTTCCTCAAACTTCTCTTAGTGGGAATACCGGTATTATGCTACCGGGGGGACTTATTAAGTAGTTAAGTTTTATTTGGGTCACGAATTAGTTTCGTGACCCATTTTTTTTATGCGTGAGTATATATATTATTATGAATAAGTTAATAATAACAGAAACCCAGCTTAACAATATAGTTAAAAATGTCATATTTGAGCAAGAAGAAAGTCTTAGTTCGCTTAAGAAAGCGGCATATAAATTATATTTTATAACAAACTCTATATTAGAGTTCATCAATAAAAACAATCTCATAGTTAGAGATGTTAATTATGATTTTGTTGATGATGACATTGTGAGTAATCGGGAGGACTCTTTTAATAGAAAAATATTAAACGCCGGGTATGCGTCTTTTTTGCGGGGTGAGATAGTTAAGATAAAAGAGACTATTAATGTAATTATGGATAATTTGCAGCCTGATTATAGGCTAGTAAGCTTTATAGATAGTTTTCAGAGGCAGGTTTTAAAAGATCTTGAGTTGTATCTTAAAAAGATAGATGAGCTGAGTATTGATGCGGAAAATTTATATGATGGATATGATGATCGATTAGAAGATTTGCTTGGTTATATTATGGGTAAACAATATGAATTATCGCATAATTTATCTAATTCTTGTGATTATTTGTTAGAGATAATTGAATCGTAGAAAAAAATATTTGGTAGTCTCAAATAATGGTTATATCTTTGCAGTATCAAACAAAGGTAATCGCGTGTTGCGTTATCTAAAAAAAATCACATCATGATCAAGACTGAAATTTTTAGTGATGCAGTAATTTTATTTATAATTTTGTTCGCTTACTTAATGGCGAAAGATAAGGGTAAAAAAACTACAGAAGCGTTTTTGGACTCTACGATTGATACGTGTTTTATTCTTATTGCAATTTATGTTTTCTCTTAAAAAAAATCAATAACATGTTTACACCTGATGAATCGTCTCTAATAATTAATGCCTTGATGGCATATGGCATTGAGAAGTCGAATATTTATGATAAACTATATGCTATGAATGATGGCTTGTTTGCTGAGAATAAACCTGGGCATTCGCTTGGAATGATGTCACTTAATGAGCTAAGTATTGCAAAGTCTATCTTGGAGGACAGGATTCAGAAGCACTATGAATGGTCTAGAGCGTATCAGTACATTGATCTTGAGAAGCATATTGCCAGAACCAAAGAAGCTAATGATGATCCTAAGATCAAATCTTACGGTGAAAAACTCAATCGGATTAACGAAAGGATCGAAACTATTATTAATTCAATTTAAAACCAACAATCATGTTTAATTTCCAAAATACTTGCTCATTATTGTTCATTTTCATTTTTATTGAAATTTTCATTTTGCTTTTTGCAATGGCATTACCTATTAGTGTATATGAGAAATATCAAAAGGAATTTGAGAATGTGTTTGTTTTTATAGCATTTATATTGTTATTGTGTTTGTTATTTGTATTTTTTGTTTAAACTTGAAAAAATATTTGCTAGTATCAAATAAAGGATATATCTTTGCAGTGTTAAATAAAGGGTGATGGGGTGCTTCACAATAGGGTTCGAATCCCGCACTTCCGCTAGGGGGTGTGTAAGTGGGGTTAAATGTGACCGCCGGAAAACAGCCTAATCGTTGAACAAAAAAAAACAAAAAAAAATGCTAAAAATTATTGAAGGTCTGCTTTACAATCTTGTAATGTTCTTCTCATTGGTAAAAATCGGGCAGGGTAAAGATGTGTATTTTTATGCATTTTGCTTTACAGGTTGCTTATGTGGTTTGATTGTATCAGTAGTTAACACGAATATTTCGATTCTGGAGGATAAATTATCTGAGAAAGATAAAAACCCAAAATAAAATAATAATGAAGTAGGAGACCAAACTATTAAGTTTGCTGAAGGTCCCGAATTCTTTAAAGCGCAAAAGGCATCAGTTACTCTCGAATGAGGCTCAAAACGAGCTGAGGAATACACGGGTCTTACGGAAACGTATCGAGCATTATTTATTTATTGGTCAGGTGGCGGAATTGGCAGACGTACCATATAAGACAGACTGCATTGGTTTTACAGGTTCGAATCCTGTCCTGGTCACAATCTTTTACTCAATTAACTTAACATTTTTAAAAAAATGGCTGAAGTGTTAAAATATGATGTTCAAGAACAAATTGAATCATGTCTTAAATCATCTAAGACACGATTTAATTTGTTGGATACAGATAATATTGGTTGTGTGTACGAAGTTTTCGTATCTTCGCTTCCCTGTTATATTCAAGTTGAATATGATTTGGAAACAGAAGAAGATGATTGTGTGATCATTCAATTTTTTGCTAAAGTTGGTGACGGAGATAATTATTTATATCATGAGATCTGGGATAGTACTAATAATAGTACTTCTATAGAAGATGAAATTTATGAACTAGTTGAAGCAAACAAGAAATTTAACAAAGTATTGAATAAAATCAATAAAAATCTTGAAAGTATTAAAGAGATTTGTCAAGATCACGGATTAGAATATGAAGATTTCATCCAGGTAAAATATAATTTCGAATGATAAAAATGCAATACGGATAGAAAATTTCAGTGGAAAGAAAAAAAAACTTGCATGGATTAAATAAACGTATTATCTTTGTAGCATGAAACTAAAGAGATTTGAACTAACAGAACTATATCTGGAGATTATAGTTATTCTTGGTATAATTCTCACATTTATAATAATCTTTTTTTCTGTTAATATAATTAAAAACTCAGGTTATATGAGTGAAAAATTACTTACACATTGTGACGGTGTTCCGTCACAACATTCAGTTGGTGACAGCGTTAGAACTAAAGAAAATATATGTAGCCTTCTAAGAACACATATATTATATCGACGAAACGATAATACAGGAATTGAGGAATATCTCGGAAAAGATTGTAAGATTGTCGAAGTCCGTTATACTGAAGAGTATAAATGTTACATATATCTGATAGATATTGACAATGGTGATTATTGGTGGGTTGATGAATCTTTTACAAATTAAACATATTTCAAAAAAATATCATGGTAGCTGGAAACTATTATTATATAACAAATCACACACACAATTTTCTCACTAATAAACTTGTGTTTTGTGTTGAGGTTAACGACAATACTTGCACTCTAAGATGTGGTGTTGTATCTTATGATATAGATCTATCAACTATTACATACAATAAAGTAAATTTGCCGCCAGCAACACCGGAACCAACACCTACAGTTGAAGGACCTGCGTTCACGGCATATACGTGGTCGTATACCTATGACGCGAAGCCAAAACCGCTAGAATATGGGCAAATTCATGGTAATAAGATTATCAAGAATAAGAAAGGTTATTTGTATCGATTTGGTAATACCAATTTGATTCTTTGGTTTGACATGCTCTATGGTCATGAAAATGATAAGATACAGTATCGTCTACCGTTTAGCCCTATTCGGACATCATCTATTTTGCCTGAGGATTATTACGACGCTGATAAAATGCCCGCTTGGAGTCTTCATGCTAAAGGCAGCTTGAAATATACAACCTGTGGGGCGAAGTTATTTCATGTATATCTAGGTAATCCGGATGATGATTATACATTATTATTGCTAGATGCTGACGTTAATTGCGATCTTAATTATTTTGGTGATCTTGTAAACCATTATAATAAAGTACAAATCGGTAATGATAATTTTACACTAGGCCTTTTTAGAAGTGATTATACAGATGCGATTAATCTTTCTGAGATTGTTGACATTGATCAGATTAAGTAACTGTGAGGTTTGTAGATAAAAAAAATGCACAACCGTAAATTATTGTAGTTTTTTTTTTATCAAGATATTTATTATTAAAAATAATAATTATGAAAAAAATTATAAGACTAACTGAAGATGATTTAACAAGGATTGTTAAACGAATTATTAGCGAAGAAAAAAAATCAAAACATACGGATTATTATCGTATATATGGAGGAAAAAACAAGAAAAATCCTCCGTTTGAACCGGGTACAAAGATAAAACGTAAATGGAGAGTAGATGATGATGGAGAAGTAATAAAAGACGGAAGAGAAATGTATGAGTTTGTGAGAATGGACGGAAACGTGATGAAGTTAAGGCCTCTAAACAAAGAGGCTCTATATAGTCAAGATACCACGCATCCAGAATATATAAAAAAGAATCAAAAAGCTGGATATAAGCCTAGATATGAAGATCTTGTACAGCTTCACTATAATCACGCAGACGCTTTCGAAGTCGTAAGTTAACCTTAAACTTCATAATTTATTTCTTAAAAAAGATAATCAATAATTATCATACAATAAAAAAATGCACAATCATTGGCGATTGTGCATTTTTATGTGGGGGACATAGTTATTAGTTATTTTCCATTTCATCAAATTTCTTGACTAAGAATTTCCATATTTTTTTAGCCATGCTGTAAGAGCAATCAATTACTTTATTATCATACCTAACAATTAAACTATTCATAAGTAAAACAGGTATAGATGTATCTTCAATCTCTAAATATGTTTCGTCATGGAGCCTATACTTGATGATAGAATAATTAGATTTTACAGATAGATTTTTAGGATTAAATGTGTTTTCAATATAATCTAATATCTCACTTAATTTTTTATCCTCATCTGAAGTTATTTTTTTATCAAAAAAAGCCTCGTCTAACTTTTTTTGTTCATTAATGACTTTTTTAACAATTTTTGTTAAATCATCTTCAGTCAATCTTATAATTCTTTTCATAATTATTTTTTTAATAATAAATATCTATAATAAAAAAAAACACAATCATTGGCGATTGTTCATTTTTTTACGATCCTTTTGGGCTTATTAATAGGTTTAATAATTGATTTTGATTTAAAGAAATTCCATATTTTTCTGGCCATTATATACGAGCAACGAATCTCCTTACCATCTAATAATACAATCATGTTACTGTCTGGGGGTAAAGATAACCAAGCATTCACCACCCTTAAAACTCCAGCAGAACCTCCAAAAATTCTGTATTCATACATATATCCATTAGGATATAGAGATAAATCATCTAGATTAAAATTATCTTTGATAATTTTAAAGATATTTTCTAACATTTCATCATTTTCTGAAGTGAATATACTACGAATAAAAGCCTCGTCTAAGTTTTTTTGTTCATTAATTACTTTTTTAACAATCCTGGTTAAATCATCTTCAGTCAACCTTATAGTTCTTTTCATAACTATTATTTTAACAATAAATATCTAGAATTTAAAAAAAAACTTTTTATAATTTCATATAATAGTCTTATCTTTGTTGCATGGAAGCAGGAAAATTTTATCTTATAAAAACAGATACCGGCGGAGCTTTGACCGGGCTTAGAGTTCATTGCTTAGCTGTTTATAGGACCCATGTTAGTTTATATCAAATGGGGATGCATTACTTTGTTCCACTATCCAGCCTTACATATTCTGAACTTAAGATGCCTGAGGTTGGTAAGCACTATCATATAAATGGAATTATTGATGGTGTTACACGCCACGATGTTGCGTTATGTGTAGAACATATCCGTGATATGGAGTTTAAGCTTGTATTCCCAGGTGGTAGATCGTTTTCTGTTGATGTTAGTAATTTAACATTCATTGAAGTTAATCCGGCAGAAATTACTGAGCCAAAAAAAATGCGGTATACGGATTTAACGCCAAATACACTTGTTAAAGCAGCAAATGACGCTATTGTTATTAGGTTGGGTACCACTAATATTGTTATTAAGTTATACCCTAAACAGTTAATTGGGCCAGAGTTTGAATTAGATATTAAAAGACTACCATATACTGTTGTAAGAACATCAACACACGTTGGTAGTAAGTATTATAGGGACGAAATGCCTATTCATATGTATACATTGACTGGTACATTAACAAACCTTAAATGTGGTGGCATTCTGTTCGATATAACAGATCTAAATCAACATGTGACGCAACATACATTATATGTTGCACATAATTATTATCCCAAAAATGACAAAACACCTATGGTTCTTCAAAGCTTGTCACATAATGTTAAACTATTTAACTTAGGAAGTGCGACTTATGAATGTTGCATAGTATCTCCTGAAGATAAAACGTCGATTGAGCTTAATCAGCTTTTCGAATAAAAAATAAAAAAAATAAGAAAATGCGTTTTTATAAACCAGCTAGAGCAAAAGAGACACGCAGAGGTTATTTCTCATATTTAACTGAAGCTGTTGGTAACTTAGTAACTTATTATGATCATAAAGGTTATAATTCAGACTTAATACTATATTTTGATTTGTGGGATATGCCAGGGTACGGTTCGGGGAATATGTTTGATGTAGCGTTTGAGAAACAAGATCATGATGACTACAAAAATAACAAGTATGAGAACATCGAGTATTATCAGCCAGGTATCAACACATATCAAACATATTTTGACAATGATTTAAGATTAAAAACAGAGCAGATAATAGCGAAGCATTATATAATAAATGGTGATATTAAAAAATTATTGTATAATCGTTTTATTAATTATGATTTAAGCAAAACAATTGGTGTTCATTACCGAACGACAGATATTACTTTACATCATCCTATAGTTCATATTAATAAAATATTTGAGGCTATTGAAGCGGAAGAGTTTGATCATATATTTTTGGCAACCGATTCTAAAAATGAGTATTTCAAATTTAAACAACGATATGGTGAAAAACTTTTGTTTTTCGATAGGACAGCATCAGAAGACTCTATGGTTTTCTTTAGCAAAAAGAACCCACAAATCTTGATAGAAGAACATATTAAAGAACTTGTTTTCAGTGTTTTTGCCTTATCACAAACAAGAAAATTAATATGTACAAGATCCAATGTGTCAACATTTTCAATATTGTCTAATTCAAATCTTGATTTCACCATTTTAACATAAAATAAAATGATTGCCAGATACACAGACCTTGAACCTAACAAAAAAGTAAAAACCAATTATGATGAATACATTATCAGAATTGGTGACTCTAACGTAATGCTTCATGCAAGCTATCTATATGAGACTCCTGATGATCCAGATATTTTTATGTTTCCCTGGAGAATGGAACGCACATACATGTATAATGATAAGCATATAAAAGGTATGCCGATGTGGATGCATGTTATGGATGGTCTTATGACGCCCACGTCATGCGGAGGAAGGATTATATATCTTAATTCTGATGACGAAGTTATGGACAATACTACGGTTCTAATGATTCCTAGAGATAGCGACATTGAAACATCACCGTTGGCCAATATCGCTACAGAAGTAATTACTTTTGCTATTGACGGACAAAATTATGATGTGGCCATTATTCGTACAGAGAAGCAAGAATCCGTCGACCTGAAAGACTTTTTTACTCAGCGATAAAAAACATTTGACTATTTGATATAATAGTAGTAACTTTATTTTTGTAATCCATTTTAGTCAGGTGGCGGAATTGGTAACGCCCCGGTCTAAATCCGAAAAAGAGTAGTAGCTCTATGATGGATGAAAACCGGGTCAGCTTGTAGAGCTACACATACATGGTTGCAGGTTCGAGTCCTGCCCTGACTGATTACTTAAAACTTATTCTTATGAAAGAACTAAAAGAATTTATTGAAGACGGTATTACTATCTCCAAAACAAATAGCGGATATGAAGTTTTTACTATAAAAACGCAGAAATTCAATATTAACTCTCTCGATGAATTGACTCCGGAGAGTTTTATGACTGCAATTGAAAGCCAAAGAAAATTGACAGAACTACAAAATCAGATCTACACAGCGTCTGGCTTACCATAAAATATATTATATAAACATAGTATGACGATTACTAGGGTAATACCTGGTAATCGTTTTTTTTATTCATACTAATAGTATAATTACTTTGGTGTATGAAGTTTATATGTAACCTCTTTAATAGTATTTATATGAATTTCAAATTTATTCTCAATCCAGGAACTAAAAATCATTTCAAAGTCTTCTTTTGATACTGGGACTATCTTAGTAAGATCATCTCTGAATCTTTTATAGTAATACACAACACCGGTCCAGTGAATGCGGACGATAGAGGCACGATCATCTTTATTGTAAAGCTCTATATTATTTTTGTTTTCAATGACAATCAGCTTGTCAAACCTGGAATAGAACCAGTTCATGGTTCTACGATATGATTTATGGTTGTCCATAATAATTAATTTGTTAGTTTAATTTTAAAAATTTTTTGACTATTGTGATATTGAACTTGCGTGTATCTTAATTACTTTTATTTTAAATTTATCTTCGATCCAGGATGTTAAAAACAGTTCGAAGTCGTTGATACTTATTGGTATAATTTTAACTAGATCAAGCATAAAATCTTCATAATAAAAGATTTCACCTTCATTGTTTATCAAATATACTCGTATAACAGAATCTTCTTCTATATCAAAAAGATTTATTTTTTCATTGGTAGTATAAAACGTCAGCATATCAAACTTGTGATAAAACCATTTCCTGATTTTAATATATGATTTTTCATTCTTCATGATCCTGTGTTTCTTAGATTTTGACGTGCATTTTAGTTAGTTTTATTTTGAATTTATCTTCGATCCATTCTCTCAGAAACATTTCAAAATCTGCATTTTTAATAGGGATAACACTAACCAGATCATACCTGAAGAATACGAAATAAAATGCTTCTTTTTCCGATTTATATATACGGACCACAGAAAACTCATGCTTATCCCTAAGCACTATTTTTTCAGTGTCCTCAGATTCTTTCAACTTATCAAATTGGTTATAAAACCATCTCCTGGTTTTAAGATATAACTTATTTTCGCTCATATAACATATACTTTGATTGGGCCATATTAGTTATAATCACTTTCACGTACATCATCGATTTTTAGGCCGAATTTCTCTTCGATCCATTTTACCAAGAACAATTCAAAATCCGATGTTTCTAATGGTATTATTTTAGTTAAATAATATCTGAATCCGGCATAATAATATACCAAAATCTCATCATCATATATATAAATCCGAACAAATTTCGATTTATTATCTTTACTACTGAGGATTATACGATTTTCATCTGCGGTCACAATCAACTGATCAAATTTCATGTAAAACCATCTTATGACTTTAATATATAACTTATTTTCGCTCATATAACATATACTTTGATTGGGCCATATTACTTATAATCACTTTCATATACATAATCGATTTTTAGGCCGAATTTATCTTCGATCCATTCTTTCAAGAAAAATTCAAAGTCCAATCTTTCTAATGGTATTATTTTAGTTAACTGATATTTGAATCTAATATAATAATATACCAAAATCTCATCATCATATATATAAATCCGAACAAATTTCGATTTATTATCTTTACTACTGAGATTTATATTATCTTCATCTACAGTCACAATCAACTGATCAAATTTCTTGTAAAACCATCTCCTGGTTTTAAGATATAATAGTTCTTTACTCATAATACTATTTTAATAAACCGATTCATTGAATGGCCGGATAATTCGCACATTTATATTGAATTTATTTTCAACCCAATTGGCTAAAATAGTGTCAAAGTCGGATTGTGATATCGGGAACAGTTTAAACAACTTGTGCATATAATTTACATCGTAAAATACTTCACCATAATTTAGATAAATTCGAATATCGCATTTAAAATCAATATATGTGTGAAGATGTAAAACTTTGCGTTCAGTGACAATTGTCAACTTTTCAAACTGATTATAAAACCATCTCCCGGCTTTAACATAAAATTTTAGTTTACTCATATTGGCAAATGTTTTTAAGATTCAATAGCCTGAAATATATCTTCAAAGTAAAGCATTTAAATACCAACTGTAGCTGTTGACTTTTTTAACTTTAATTCCGAATTTATGTTCGACCCACATAATTAAAAGTATTTCAAAATCAACGTTTGGTACCGGAAATTTTTGAATGACTTTTTTCTTGAAATCTGTCATATAATAAACAATGCCGAACTTTTTATATATTCTAATTACAGAATATTCGTCGTCGTAAGGGCTAAGGTCTATTTTATCCTCATCTTCTCTCACGAACAACACATCAAATTTCTTATAAAGAACCCTTCTTGCCGCTAGATATAATTTATCATCCATAATAATCTTTTATCTTAATAAATATAACATCTTCATATTATGGCCGGAATCTCATTCTATATATGTTATTTATTTTAACTTTAAATTTTTCGTCAATCCATTGACATAAAAGCAATTCGAAGTCTTCTATTTGCATGGGGAATACATTAATGATCCTTTGCATGTAATCTTCGTAATAAAAAACCCTTTCAAGCTCTTTATAAATGTGAATAGTAATGCGAGGATCGTCGTCATGGCGAAGTTCTACAACATGATCAGATTCCCATACACCCAGGTTATTAAACTTCCTGTAGGTCCATTTTTGAGCCACACGGTATAATTTATCTTTGAGCATAAATCATATAACTAACTTGGGGGTTAACTATTAACAAGTCAAAAGCTATGACTTCAGTTACTTTAATATCAAATTTATATTGTACCCATTTTTTTAGCAGTAATTCGAAATCTTCGATTTGCATGGGGAATAACTTAATTATTTTTTTCATGTAATCTACGTTATAACATACACAACCATCACTTTTGTAAATTCGAATAATAGTCTTATTGTTGAGACAAGAACACAGAGTAATGCAAGATGGCTCATTGTCTTGTTCTTTCACCAGAGTATCGAACTTATTATTAATCCATTTTCCGGCTATGTTATATAGCTTTTCTTTATCCATGATTGTACATGCTAGCACTAGAGGAAACTTCTATTATTTCAATGTTATAATTATCTTTAACCCAATTCTTCAATAAGAAATTAAATAGGCTGATTTTCATTGGTAACATACTAGTAAGTTTATTTCTATATCCTCCTAAATAACAAACAAGATTACGATTTTTATAGATCACAATAGTTGAGTCAGTATCACCTTTACGCTTAAGTGATATTTTTTCGATATCTTCAGATACGACCAGATTACTAAGTTTCCTTTGTAACCATTTTTGAGTTATAGTATATAGCTTATCTTCGTTCATAGTAAAGAACAAAGGTACAGGATAAAATTAACAAATTCAAATAATTAAAAATAAATTGGGGGAGCTAAAATGGGGGGGATATGTACAAATTAAAAAAGGAGGTCAATGATTTTATTTATTTTAATTTCACATTTACTTTCAATCCATCTACGTAAAAGAATCTCAAAATCAATGATATTTAAGGCAAGTTTTTTACTAACTAGGTCTCTCAAGCGATGTGTATAATAAACATTACCTGTGGCTTTATAAATTCGTATAACAAAAAAAGAATCATTTTTATAACCGAAATATAAATTTTCTTCACAGTTTGAGATTACGTGCAGTTCATCAAATTTGCTATAAACCCATTTTTTTATGCTATTATGATATTTTTCTTTATACATGCCATTTAAAAATTAGAGTTAAAACCAGGTATGCGGACATCTGTTGTCTGTCTGATACTTTTCACATGTATTTTAAATTTTTCTTCAACCCATCTACCCAAGAGTATTTCAAAATCTTCATATTCTAGTCGAATAAACTTAAAAAGTTTCTTTGCGAAACCATGATAATAAAAAACTCGGCCTGTGTGTTTAAAAATTAGGATCTGAGCGTAATCATCTCTATCGTAATGTAAATAACTTACAAGCCCATTAGGGTTATCATATAATTTTAGCTCGTCGAACTTTTTATATAACAATTTTTTTATGCTATTATAATATTGCTCTTTATCCATATTTAAAGATTTATAGTTTACCTTTATTAAGCTATCGGGCGGCTACGTACTACACAAATTATGACATTATCCACCTTCATTTGAAAGGTCTCTTCGACCCATCTTTTCAAAAGTATTTCAAAGTCATGCTTTTCAATGCGAAGATGTTTACAAATTTTCTCGCTGAATTCATAATAATAGTAAACATGACCAAATTTTTTATCAATTTCAACCTGAGTATATTCGCCATTTTTATAACGAAGATACACGTTACTCCCTTTCTTTCTTTTAATCACTTCCAGTTCATCAAACTTTCCATAAACCCATTTTTTTATTCTATTATAATATTGTTCTTTATCCATATTTAAATATTTATACTGTTAATTAGAATTTATCATCAACATCATACACCGTTGGAAGGGGGGAAATTACAGTCACCTTAATTTCAAGAATATCTTCAATATATGCACCCAGAATTATTTCAAAATCAATAATACCCATTGGAACCTTTTTAAGCAGATCGTTTGCGAATCCAATATAATAACAAACTAAGCCTGAACTTTTATGAATCCGGAGCTGAGGAAAATCATCATTCTTTTTATATAGGTATAAAGTACCTTCAGAGGTTTCAATTATGTACAGCTTATCAAGCTTGTTAGATAACCAATTTTTTATTTTATTATAATATTGTTCTTTATCCATGCCGTATTATTTATTATTAGCCATCACTTGAAAGGTATCAATCAACAATGATTTCTCTTCCGACGATCCTTTTAACCATTTTAGTTACCTTAATTTTAAATCTATCTTCAATCCATTTGCTCAGAATTATTTCAAAATCAGCCTCTTTCAAACGAATCCTGTTAAAAAATTTCTCACTAAACATATAATAATAAAAAACTATACCTGAATTTTTTTGAATTCGTATATCACAATATTTTTGATTTTTATATTTAAAAAATAAGTTATTTCCATTAAGGCTTTCAATTACTTTCAGTTCATCAAACTTAATATAAAGCCATTTTTTTATTCTATCATAATATTCTTCTTTACTCATATTATTATAATTTAACTTTTAGTTGAAAGGTTTTTTCAATAACATAATGTACCTGTATACCCCGGAATGATGGTGGCCACTTTCATTTTAAAGGTCTTTTTAATCCAATTGCTTAGAAGTGTTTCAAAGTCACGCTTTTGCAATCGAATCAGCTTAGAAATATTGTCCCTGAAAGCGGCATTATAGATAATTTGGTTGTATGTTTTTTCAATACTGACCTGAATGTAAGCATTATCTTTGTAACGAAGGCATATTATTGTCCCATCGGAGCTTTCACTAACTTCCAGTTCATCAAACTTTCTGTATATCCAAATTTTTATTTTATTATAAAATTTTTCTTTATCCATGATTAATTTAATTAAATTTTCCTTTTGAATTTATGTTCAACAAACAGAACACGCACAACACCAATAGACCGGATGTGAATAACATCTGTTTTAAACTTTTCTTCAACCCATCTGCCTAGGAGTATTTCGAAATCATTAGGATTCAAAGAAATTGGTTTAATAATTTTATCCATAAAACCATTATAATACTGAATTATGCCACTATTTTTTCTAATTTTGATCTGAACTTGGTCATCATTTTTATAATGAAGATATATTGTGCTTCCATTATAACTTTCATATATATTCAGCCCATTGAACTTTTCATATATCCATTTTTTTATTTTATTATAATATTTTTCTTTATCCATATTATTTAAGTTTTATTTTGGAGGCATATTTAACGTTCATCAACTATAAAAAGTATCTACCGGCCATGTCAGTAACCTTGATTTTAAATCTATCTTCAATCCATTCGCTCAGAAGGATATCAAAATCATCTCGTAGCAATCTAATAGGCTTACAAATTTTGTTTCTGTAGTCTGTATAATAGACTACATCGCCTAATTTTTTGTTAATTATGATCTGAGTATATTTATTATTTTTATAACGAAGGCATATTGTGTCCTCACTATAAATTTTGTGTGGTTCAAGCTCATCAAACTTCCTGTACACCCAATTTTTTATTTTATTATAATACTCTTCTTTATCCATATCATTTAAGTTTTATTTTGGAGGCATCTTCAACCAGAAAACACAACTTTAAAGTCAAATTCTGAGTTGCGTACAACCTTTATTTTTAAGGTATCTTCAACCCATCTGTTCAAAAGTATTTCAAAATCAACCACTTTCAAGTCAACCATTTTACAAATTTTTTGTCTGAATTTATAGTAATTTAAAACACTACCAAATTCTTTTTGAATTATGACCTCAACATGACCTTCATTTTTATAATGAAGATATATAAGATTTCCGTTATTATGTTCAATCACTTCCAATTCATTAAACCTTTTATAAATGAATCTTTTTATTTTATTATAATATTCTTCTTTATCCATATCATTTAAGTTTTATTTGGTTGGTATTTTCAACCAACATTGATTGTTTCAGTGTCCGTACAGCGGTGCTGATCATTTTTATTTGAAAGGTATCTTCAACCCATTTGCTCAGAAGTATTTCAAAATCAGTCTTTTCCAAACTAATTGTCTTACAAATTTTGTTTCTGAATCTAAAATAATAAAGAACCCTACCTGATTTTTTATTAATCTTGATTTGAGCGTATTCTTCATTTTTATAACGAAGATACAAATACTCTCCATTATTACGTTCAATCAGTTCCAATTCATTAAACCTTTTATAAATGAATCTTTTTATTTTATTATAATACTTTTCTTTGCTCATATCATTGAATTTTTATTTCAAAGGTATGTACAACGTTGATGACAGCAGCACATTACATCTTTGGATAAGTATTTGTTTAATTTTAAAGGTATCTTCAATCCAGGCCCTTAAGATTATTTCAAAATCACGCTTTTCCAACTGAAATATCTTACAAATTTTGTCACTTAAAGTATAAGAATAGTAAACAAAATCTGATTTTTTATTAATTCGAATCTGAGCGTATTCTTCATTTTTATAACGAAGATACAAATTATTTCCTCTATTACGTTTAACCACTTCCAGTTCGTCAAACTTTCTGTAAATGATTTTTTTTATTTTACTATAATATTCTTCTTTGCTCATATCATTTAATTTTTATTTGAAAGGTATCTTCAACGAACAAGCCAATTAACACCAAAACTTCCTGAGGTGTAACTCACCTTCATTTGAAAGGTTTCTTCAACCCAGCTCTTCAAAAGTATTTCAAAATCAACCTGATTAATGCCAATCATATAACAAATTTTCTTCTTATATTCAGAATAATAGTATACTTCGCCAAATTTTTTATTAATTATGATTTCAGCATATTCGTTATTTTTATAACGAAGATACAAAGTATTGCCATCATTACGTTTAACCACTTCCAGTACATCAAACTTTCTGTAGATGTACTTTTTTATTATATTATAATATTTTTCTTTTCTCATATCATTTAATTTTTATTTGGGAGGTATTTTTAACCTGATTGTGAATGACCCTGGAGACAAAATTAGGATATAGTTAACCTTAATTTTGAATTTATCTTCAACCCATCTGCTCAAAAGTATTTCAAAATCACGCTTTTCTATAGGGATTGGCTTAAGAATTTTGCTTCTAAATCTATAATAATAAATTACTTCACCTGAATTTCTTTTAACTAGGATCTTAGCATAATCATCATTTTTATACCGAAGATATATGTCGTTCCCATTATCACGTTCAATAACTTCTAATTCATTAAACTTTCTGTAAATGTACTTTTTTATTTTATTATAATATTTTTCTTTATTCATATCAGTTATCTTTTAACCTGTAAGGTATTCTTAACGCGGTGATAGTCTTGTGTCCATCCCAGCCATAGATTTCATTAACTTTCATTTGAAATGTATCTTCAATAAATACCCTCAAAAGTATTTCAAAATCACGATTTTCTATAGGAATTGGCTTAATAATTTTGTTGCTAAACCCATAATAATAGATTAGTTCACCTACAGTTCTTTTAGCTCGGATCTCAGCATATTTTTCACCTTTATAATAAAGGTATATCTCATTTCCATCACTACTTTCAAATACCTCCAGTTCCTCAAACTTTCTGTAAATGTATCTTTTTATTTTGCTGTAATAGTCTTCTTTACTCATATCATTTAATTTTTATTTGGGAGGTTTCTTTAACTCTGTGGCGTTGCTCATATACTTGAGCCCGGTGTCATTAACTTTCATTTGAAAGGTATCTTCAACCCATCGCTTTAAAAGTATTTCAAAATCAACATTTTCCAATGCTATTGGTTTAATAATTTTATCTCTATATTTAGATTGATAGTAAATATAACCCGATTTTTTTTGAATTAGGATCTGATCATATTTCGCATTGTTATAATGAAGAAATATATCGTTTCCAAGATTACGTTTGCTCACTTCCAGTTCGTCAAACTTTCTGTACACGAATTTTTTTATTTTATTATAATACTGTTCTTTGCTCATGTTATTTAAATTTTATTTGAAGGGTATCTTCAACCTGCAATATATTTGAGTACAGCCGCTGTATGGTGTTGATCACCTTTATTTTAAAGGTATCTTCAACGGAAATTGGTGAACGAACCCGGTGCAATGGGTGTTGATCACCTTTATTTTAAAGGTATCTTCAACCCATTTAGTTAGAAGTATTTCAAAATCATCCTGTTCCAACCGAATCATGTTATCAATTTTGTATCTGAATCTTCTAAAATAGTAAACCCAACCTGAGTTTTTATTGATCATGATTTGAGCGGAGTCACCATTTTTATAACGAAGATACAACTCATTTCGATTATTACGTTCAACCAATTCCAGTTCGTTAAACTTTCTATAAACCAATCTTTTTATTTTATTATAATATTCTTCTTTTTTCATATCATTAAAATTTTATTTGAAAGGAATCTCAAATCTGTCGAAGGTTTCTCCACCCTTAGAATAGATCTCATTAACCTTTATTTGAAGGGTATTTTCAATCCATCTGTACAGAAGTATTTCAAAATCACGTGTCTCCAACCGGGTTATATTAATAATTTTCTTTTTAAATCCAGAATAATAGTAAACATAACCTAATTCTTTTCGAATTAGGATGTCGGCATAATCATCGTTTTTATAACGAAGATACACATAAGCTCCTTTATTAATCACTTCCAGTTCATCAAACTTTCTGTAAATGTACCTTTTTATTTTATTATAATACTGTTCTTTGCTCATGTTATCTAAATTTTATTTTAAAAGTATCTTCAACGACTAGCAGCACCTCTGCGTACTTTATCGCGTTGGCATTTTTCATCTTCATTTGAAATGTATCTTTAATCCATCTCTTCAATAGAATTTCAAAATCACGTTTTTCCAACGGAACTATCTTATTAATTTTATCTCTGAATCCAGTATAGTAGGAAACTTTAAGTAAGCTTTTATTAACCACTATTTTAGCAAATTCAGCATGTTTGTAACGAAGATACAAATAATTTCCATCATTACTTTCGAATACCTCCAGTTCCTCAAACTTTCTGTAAATGTATCTTTTTATTTTGTTGTAATATTTTTCTTTACTCATGTCATTTAATTTTTATTTGGGTGGCATATTCAATGCTGCCATTGAAAGAAACTTCGATATCCAGACGCCGGTCACTTTTATTTTAAATTTATCTTCAACCCATTTCTTCAAAAAAATTTTAAAATCAATCTCTTCAAACCGAAATATCTTATTAATTTTGTCTCTGAATCTTTTAGAATAGAAAACCCGACCTGAGTTTTTATAGATCACAATCTCCGCATAACCTTTGTTTTTATAACCAAAACACAAAATATTCCCATTATCACCTTCAGCCACTTCCAGTTCATCAAACCTTCTGTAAACAAATCTTTTTATTTTACTATAATATTCCTTTTTGCTCATATCATTTAATTTTTATTTGGGAGGTATATTCAATGCAGCCATTGAAAGAAACTTCGATCTCCAGATGCCGGTCACTTTTATTTGAAATTTATCTTCAACCCATTGCTCTAAAAGTATTTCAAAATCACGGTTTTCCAGCGGAATTTTCTTAAAAATTTTGTCTTTGAATCTATAATAATAGAAAACCCAACCCGAATTTTTTTCAATTACAATCTGAGCACGGTCAGGATTTTTATAATGAAGATAAACGTAAATTCCATCATTACGTTCGCTAACTTGCAGCGAATCAATTTCCCGATAAATGATATTTTTTATTCCTTTATATAACCTATCTTTACTCATGTCATTTAAGTTATTTTATTGGTATCTTCAACGAGCAGACCGCTCATGTAATCAATTTTAACAGTGAGCTCCACTTTTATTTGAAAAGTATCTTGAACCCATCGTTCTAAAAGTATTTTAAAATCACGCGTTTCCAACTGAATGATATTACAAATTTTGTCTTTAAATTCATAATAATAAAAAATAAACCCAGTTGTTTTTCCGATTACGATCTGTGCATATTTATCATTTTTATAGCGAATATACAAATCATTGTTATGACTACTATGAATCACTTCCAGTTCGTCAAACTTTCGGTAAACAAATCTTTTTATTTTACTATAATATTCTTCTTTGCTCATGTTATCTAAATTTTATTTGAAAGGTATCTTCAACATCATATGCTCGATCACGAGTACGCACTCATGGGTGTGATTCACCTTCATTTGAAAGGTATCTTCAACCCATCTGCCCAGAAGTATTTCAAAATCAACCTTTTCTAAATTAATTGTCATAAAAAATTTGTCACTAAGTTCATAGTTATAGTTATAGTATACTTCACCTGATTTTTTCTTAATTAGGATTTCAGCATATTCGTTATTTTTATAATGAAGATACAAGTCATTTCGTTTATTACGTTCAGTTACTTCCAGTTCATCAAACTTTCTGTAAACAAATCTTTTTATTTTACTATAATATTCTTCTTTGCTCATGTTACTTAGTTTTTATTTGGAAGGTATCTTCAATCAATGAGTATAATGGTGTATTTTTGGGGTATAATGTCGCTAACCTTAATTTGAAAGGTTTCTTCAATCCATTTGCCCAAAAGTATTTCAAAATCACTATTTTCCATATGAATTACCTTAATAAATTTGTTTCTAAAGTTACGATAATAGTAAACATTACCCGATTTTATATTAATTCGGATCTGAGCATATGGTTCATTATTATAACGAAGAAACAAAGCATCGCCAAGATTACGTTCAACCACTTCCAATTCATTAAACTTTCGGTAAACAAATCTTTTTATTTTACTATAATACTCTTCTTTACTCATTTTATTAAAATTTTATCTTAAAGTTATGTTCATCCATCGGGCTCCACCGTGAAAACCTCATCTTGATATTGATCACCTTTATTTTAAATGTATCTTCAACCCATCTCTTCAAAAGAATTTCAAAATCAGTCTGTTCCAACCGAACTATCTTATTAATTTTATCTCTGAATTTAGTATAGTAGTAAACCAAACTAGATTTTTTATCAATCATGATTTGAACGAATTCGTCATTTTTGTGACGAAGATACAAATAATTTCCTTTATCACGTTCAACCACTTCCAGTTCTTCAAACTTTCTGTAAATGAATATTTTTATTTTATTATAATACTGTTCTTTGCTCATGTTATCTAAATTTTATTTTAAAGGTATTTTTAGCCAAGCACGTGATCGTGTTTTTTTGCCATGTAAGATTTGTTTTACCTTCACTTGAAAAGTATTTTCAATCCATTTGCTCAAAAATAACTCAAAATCAGTCGTTTCCAACGGGATTATTTTATACATTTTTTTACTTAACCTATAAGAGTAGTAAACCTTACCTGATTTTTTTTCAATTAATATCTGGGCATATATTTCATTATTATAACGAATATACAAAACATTTCCTTTATCACGTTCAACCACTTCCAGTTCTTCAAACTTTCTGTAAATGAATATTTTTATTTTATTATAATACTGTTCTTTGCTCATGTTATATAAATTTTATTTGGGATGTATCTTCAAATTCGGTACCATGAATAATTACTGTACCACAGGGTATTGATCACTTTTATTTTAAAGGTATCTTCAACCCATCTATCCAAAAGAATTTCAAAATCACGCATTTTCAACGGAACCATCTTATTAATTTTATCTTTGAATCCAGTATAGTAGTAAACCAAACCTGAGTTTTTATCGATCACAATCTCAGCATAACCTTTGTTTTTATAACCAAGATACAAAAAATTTCCATTATTACGGTCAATAACTTCCAGCTCATTAAACCTTTTATAAACGAATCTTTTTATTTTACTATAATATTCTTCTTTGCTCATGTTATCTAAATTTTATTTAGTTGGTATCTTCAACCAACGAATCAGGTGGCTTGGGATTACAGCAGGGTGACTTACCTTAATTTGAAAGGTATTTTCAATCCATCCTTTCAAGAATATTTGAAAATCAGCATTTTCTAAACGAATTGTATAAAAAAATTTGTCTCTAAAATTATAATGATAGTATACTTCACCTGATTTTTTATTAATTAGGATATTTGCATATTCACTATTTTTATAATGAAGATATATTTTCTTTCCATTAGTACTTTTGAATACCTCTAGTTCATCAAACTTTCTGTAAATTAATTTTTTTATTTTATTATAATATTCTTCTTTGCTCATATCATTTAGTTTTTATTTAGTTGGTATCTTCAACCAGAAAATAGAGCAATACATCGGTTACGTCGATGGTCTTAACCTTCATTTGAAAGGTATCTTCAACCCATTTGCTCAGAAGTATTTCAAAATCAACCTTTTTTAAACGAATTAACTTACAAATTTTGTCTCTAAATTCATAGTTAT